GGTAAGGATGGTTTTAATATTGATAATATTGGTAAGTTCATCACTGATAAGTACGATGTAATCATTAACTGTATCGGACATACTGATACCTATACAGACTACAAAGATATCCATTGGGATGTTAACTGTAAGTTTGTTGATAAGTTAATTGATTATTGTAATGATAACATTATTAAACTTGTTCATATCTCTACCGATTATGTTTATTCTAATTCCACCTCTTCTGCCAGTGAGGAAGATGTCCCTGTTCATAATAATACTTGGTATGGTTATACTAAATTATTGTCTGATGGATTAGTACAGTTAAGATGTGATGACTACCTTGTTGTTCGTTGTTCACACAAACCTTATCCTTTTGAATACGATAACGCTTGGATTGATTATATTGGTAACTTCGATTATGTGGATAGAATATCTAATTTAATTATTAAATGCGTAATAGAGAATCTTAACGGAGTCTATAATGTCGGTACAGAGATTAAGACGATGTTTGAGTTGGCAACTGAGGAAAGTATGGTCGATAGGACTTTAACTCCTCCACACGTACCTAAAAACCTTTCTATGGACATAACTAAACTTACGAACTCATTACGGTGATAACTTCAGTAGATACCGTACCACATGAACTTATTGAAGTCTTATTCGATAAGCTTATCTACCCTAAACATCCCGAACTTACAGATTGGGACATACATGAAGAAACTCTTTTATTATTTGTAGACACTAACCTGATTGATTTTACGATGAGTGACATCATCGAGTTTGAAACTTATATACAGTTGGAAGAAGAATATGATTGTTATACTTCTGATTACTTCTACGAGATTCTTTCGTCTGATATCATTGATACCGTTAACCGCTCTTTTGATTTAATTGACAATCGTTATAAAATTGAGTTGGTTTTATCTTCTTAAACTATTTATAACTATGAAATATGTTATAAGTGAATCACAACTTTTTGAATTGGTTGAGAATTTTATGAGTGAACGAATGAAAGGTGGTAAAGTAAACAAAGGTGAGACCACTCAGTTCGGTACGACACGATGGGACCTTTACGATAAAGATGGTAAATGGATTATGTATTATTACCACACAGGACAACAACACCATGCAGATGGTTCAAAAGCCGAAGATGAATGGACATCAGTATCGATAGATGAAAGATTAGTGACTTTATTTGGTAGAAACTTAAGATTTAGGGAAAGTAAAGTAATGGACCTTATGGCTGATTGGTTTACTAAAACTTTTAACTTAGATGTTGACGATGTTAGTATCTATAAATAATGTCTCTGTTAGTGGCTCGCACTTATTCCTCCCATCCCTCAAAAACTTTTACTATGAGGATATTAATTATTTGTGTCGATAATACTCTTAAACTTATCTAAATAGATTTCCCTTTCAGAATCAACATTAATAAGTTGTGTGTTATCTACCATATAACCATCCTTAACTTTAATATAATAAGTATCGTCATCGTATATACCTAACTTTTTTATGAAGTTATCGGCATACTCTTTATCTATTTTATTTTTCTCCAATAAACCTTCTAACCCTTCTTTTGTTAAGTACGTTGTTGGGTCACCTTTTGTCACATCAGGGATTTCTTTAGTGGCCACAAACTTCCCAAGATACTGGTCTAACACAACCTTTGGATTTCTATTATCGGTTTTATTATTATTATTATTTCTATCTCCAACATTCTGTAATAAAATATATAATGGAGCATGTAATAATATATTATGTTTAACGTCAGGAATATATTTTAAAATATCAGTACCTATATCATCAAAGATAACTTTCTTCCACGGACCTGTTTTGTATTCCTCAGCCATGTACCATACCCTTGAATCTGTACCGTCTATGTATTCATTTTCTTTCGGGTTAGGAGGCACTTCTTTACCCTCTTTCCTATATATACCAGATACAATACCCGTGTCATTACCTTTAGCCCAATCCCTTATACTTGGTGGGTCTAATTTTAATCTATTTTTTTCACCTTCACCACCCATACCAGCAAAATCATCACTACCAATTATAACCCACTGATTAGGGTCAGTTGCTTTGTCCAACGGAACGGCATTTAGTAACTTACTTGTGTAAGATTTACCCGCCGATGAAGTACCATCTAATAAGATAGCAATTTTACCATCTGTTTGTTCAGTAAGTAAACCCGTTAAAGAGTTACACCTATTTTCACCCAATAACCTTATATTAGCGTCGTTAATTGATTGTCTTTTTAATTTTCCTATCCTACTCATAATTTTGTTATTTATTTATAAATATCCCATATGAAAGTTATTTAATGTCTTCATCCCGATAGTGGCTCGCACTTATTCCTCCCAGCCCTCTTCATCTAAACTTCTAATGTAATTCCATCTTTCGATTTCATCCTTAATTGAATCTTGTTTAGTGTAGATATATAACTCACCCTCAACATCAAAAAACCAATCTATTATATTAGAATCGTTATCTAACGAATCAGTATTAATATAAAAAACCATAGTATCACTTAAATCTATATTGTAAACTATTGGGTGTTTATTACTCTTCGGTATAACCCTAACACTATCACCGTAAATAACTGTAGACTGACTACTTGATGGTTTAGGAACTGTGGGGTGTTTAACATTAGTCCAAGAATCTTTGATGCTGTTATGTTTTTTTATAACCTTCTCAATATAACTTAACTCATCACCTGTTTGTCGTATAACTATTTGTCGTACAATGATTAACGTTATTAAAATAGTAGGAATTAACCATAAATATTTTCTTTTCATATTACCAATTTTTAAATGCGTCCTCAACACTCCATATCCCTGTATTCGATTGATTGGGGAATGTTGCTTTAAACTTTTTATTAAACTCCATAAATTCTTTTTGTTTCCAAACATATTTTTTCTCACCGAACATAGGCGCGTCGAAATGTGGTGACCCTTCTAAATCAGAATAGGTAAAGATAAAGAAAACATTATTACCTACCATATTTTTCTGAACTTCCATTGCTGGTTTCATATATTTAATTAAGGTATCCGCTCTACCAACACTATATTTGTTATAACCACCTAAATAAGGGTACTTATATGCCATATCATACATCTGAGCGTAATAGTAATCAATACCTTCCCAATTAGTCCAATTAGGTACCCAATCACTCGTGGTTGATAACTTAACATTAGGGTCCTTAATAAACTTTTTTACTTTAGGGAATAATGAATCTTTAGTTTGCCATTTTATAAGTGAATCCTTTTTATGTCCAATAATTGTATCATAAGACATAAAATAAGCGTTTTCAGTCTCAATCATTAACTCACTAAACTTATTTCCCTTTGGTAATGAATCTTGTATTTGATTAAAATATGTAACGTAAACTTTCCAACTATCATTACCTTTTATTGTGTCTATCTTTGGTAATCCCTTCTTACCATTCCAATCGTGTTGGTATTCCTCTTTCGCACAGTCAGGATGCATTACTAATTTACCATTCCATCCATTTGTTCTCAAATACTTTATGAATACCTGTAACTCTTTTAATGTGGGACCAGTATTAACCTTATCAAAAGACCCTGGTCCGTCCATATTCAACACAAATTTATCAGGATTAATCGAGATAATATTATCAGCAAAACCTAAACTATGGTATGACTCATTTTCCCATAATACGTTAACTTTATTTAAAGTAGTACTATCAATTTCATTTTCACTATTATTACACGAAGATATAAAAATTATGGACCACAAAGTAGTGAGTAAAACTATAGAGATTCTTAAAAATATTTGGTGAGTTGTTAATTTATTTTCCTTCATTATCTTTGTCTGAGATTATTGGGTTATCGGTAAACTCTTCTATAATAGATTTAACTTCAGGAATGTCTTTCCATACGATTGAATGTTCTGACTCAGGTGAGTATTCTCCCTTAACCATATAGACAACGATTGTGTCAGGTTCTAAAGTTAAGAACCCGTGAGCATACTCATCATGTAAGTAAACTGCGTTCCCTTCATTTACAATTACGTGTTGTGTCTTATGAGTTTCTAAATCATAAGCGATGTCTATGATTGAACCACGAATAACCTTAACGTATTTCTCTTGTGGTGGGTCTGTTTGGTAATGTAAACCTCTAAAGGTATATCTACCATCATTAATTGAAATAGAACATTGTGTCCATTCTTTTCCCATTATGTCTAACACCATCGGAGTATAACTTCCTCTATTATCTTTAAATGTTTTGTGGTCGACTACTATCATATGTTAAGTATATTAATCTTTTCTTCTATTGTCAACTTTATTAGTTCTACTTGGTCGAACTGTTGGTCGACTATTATTAATTATGGGTCTTGTATTGTTAACAGGACGACTATTATTAATTACAGGTCTTGTATTGTTAACAGGACGACTATTATTAATTACAGGTCTTGTGTTATTAACTCTTGGTTTAATAACATTAACTCTTGGTTTAGTTGACTCAATCATCGCCCCTTGTCCTATTCTATCTCGTATACTCATAGTACTACCTCTTCGGCCATTGACGTATGATACATTGTTTCTACCTCGTCTTCCGTACCAATTATTTTGACCGTAATTATTCCACCCATAGTAATTCCATCCATTACTGTAGTATCCATTATAACCCCATCCGTGGTTATTCCAACCATAGTGTAGATTATATCCCCATCTATCATATCCAAATGGTGACCATCGATGAGGAGAAACCCAAGAATTCCAACCATCATATCCCCATACCCAATCCATCCACATCTGGTCTCTATTCCAATATGAGTTGTAACCAAACCCATATGGACTATAAAAATTATATCTATTACCCAATACTCTATTGTTCCAATCGAATGAACTAGGTTGTCGTAGGGCATATTGAGCAAAGTCGTACCTAAAATTAAAATCCGTTCTAAGTTTATTTCTAAATTGGAATTCATTTAATGTATCTACATTTACATTGTTCTCAACCACATAGTAATTTTCATCATCGTATATTGGGTCATGGTTTAATGTTGATACTGTGAATGTCGCACAACTTGTCGTTAGAAGTACGATTAATAATAGTAATAAATTTTTCATATTTTTTTATTGTTTAAAAGTTGTAGTTATAAATCTTACATTGAGGATTCAACCTACTTAGATTAGGAAACGTTACATCCCCAATTTCATTATTATCGATATGAGATATATGTAACTCCGTAAATGATTCACAAAATCTCTCATATGTTCTTTTACCTCCTATACACCAATCAGAGTCATAATAGTGTAATATTGAACTATCTCGTCTATCAACAATAACTAAATCTCTACCTGGTAGTGTCGGTAAGGCCTTTGAGGTTCTGTAACCTACTAATAACGTATCACCATGTGTCATACGTTTAAAATGAATTAAATCTTTTTTATTGTGCCAAAGTAACTTATCACCTAACCCAATAAAACCAAGATTATTAACCGCTATTATTGCCTTCATTTAGTTTAATCAATTGTTGTACCGAAGCATCCAATCTCAGGTATTAAATTTTCTTTAATTAGTTTTATCTTTAAATTATCTAACTTCAAAATAAATTTGTCAATATCCTTAGTTAAATACATACTATATAATACTAATAAACTAAAGCGCATTAAAAAGTCACCATTAATATAGTGACTAACAATCTTACTCGCCTCTTCTCTACAATCGGACTCAATCACTTCATTGACGATTGTTGTGAAGTTAATTTCTTCAATATCAGACAATTTTAATATTAGTTCTTCCATAATAAAACAAAGATACACATTATCCTTTAATTGTTAACTATTAACGATACTTTAATCTATCATTTTCTCTTTCTAAAAAATCTAATTTAACTCTAATTGACGCTAATTCAGAACTCAAATCTCTTAATGAAGTTGTGCACTCATCTTTATCGTTTTCAAGTTTTTCAACTCTTGTACGTAAATCGTCACGGTACATATTCTGTTCAGACAATTCTTCTTTATGTTTTTCTCTCTTATTACGAATTAAAAACTCATAGAATTTCCATGCTCCTGCTCCTCCAGCAACTGTTAATGTAGTAATAATAATAGTCGTTAATTGTTCACTCATTTCTTTAATGATTTATATAAGATTTCTCTTTTTAATTTAAACAATATCCATGACCACATAAACGCATACCACATAGTAATTATTAAATTCTTAACATCCATAACCCCAAAAGGTTCACCTGAATCACTAAAAATATTTACAACGTATCTTATCGTTGAGAATAACGTAAGTAAAAGGTAACCTGTAACCGCTCTTGATAACCATTTGATACTATTCAAAGTCACTAACATCGATAAACTTAAAACAAAATAAGACATATACAACCAATAAGTGTTAGGTTGTCCGGCATCTTCCCAATAGGTGGGTGTTGTCCATAACACCATATTATTTAATAAATCACTCGCTATCCAAAAAAATAACAGTGGTTGTATATCGTAATATAAAAGTGTTTCTTTTATCTTTATAAAATATGACTTCATACCAATAAATATACCAACAAAAGAAAACCCCCACCATTTCTGATGAGGGGTTTATATATTTATGTATAAAAAAGTGAGGTTTTAGAACTTATATGTAATTCTAATAGATGCATCTATCCCATTTGTAAATGTATTGGTTATCACATTACCAATATCAGTTTGTTGTTCTAATTTAAATGGAGTATTCAATACATTATTCAATCTCATAGATAAATTAAATTTATCCCTTTCCAAATTCCAAATCAAATTTAAAAAATGCTGAGGGGATTGGTAGATATCACCTAATCCAAATATTCCAACTGAAGATAATTTCTTACCAACATAATTGTAAGTGAAACCTAAATTAGATTGTTCTGATATATTATGGAATATATCCAAGTTAGATAAGATAGGAGTAGAACCTTGTAAAGGTCTATTCAAATTAGTTACCACAACCGATGAACCATTACTTTCGGCAATTTCAATATCTGAATGAAGTAGAGATAAATTATAATCAACATTCCAATCACCCCATTTCTTTTTCATCTCAAATTCTAACCCATATACATTAGACCCTATGGAATTTTGATATGTTTCCAATCTACCACTAGCAGTAGCAACATTAACTCTTTCTATGGGGTTTACAATTCGTTTACCAAATAGAGTTAAAGCTATTACCTCACTACGAGTTGGAAAGAATTCAAAAGTTAAATCACCATTGTAAACTTTGGAGTTAATAAGATTTGGGTTTCCTTGAATCTTAGAACCAGCAAACACCTCAGTATAAATAAAAGGAGTTAGTTCTCTAAACCTCGGTCTGATAGTTGTTATTGATGTAGATGTTTTTAATTGAATCTTTTCACTAAGTTTAATCTTAGAGTTTAGATAAGGGAGAATCTCAATATCATTAAGTACACTTTGGCGAGTAAAAGTTGGAGAGAATTGGTCTTTGTAGGTTACAATTTGTATTGGATTCTCAATTCTAATACCTCCACTTAAATCTAATTTATCTGATGTAAAATCTCCTTTATAGAATCCACCATTAATCATTGTATATCCATCTACTTTAGAAGCCGGATTATTTACCAACAAGTTTATTGTGTTTGGATTATTAATATATTCTGAATAGTTATTTGGGTCAATTTCATATAATGCATTAATATTATTTAAATCATAATATTGTTGTGTATAATCAAATGAATTTAAAGCTATTTGATTAAACGCACCAAACAAATGATTTAGTTTATCCCCATCTAAATTTACTTCCAATGTAGTATTAAATCTATTCTCAATATTTGTATTGCTAAAAAGATGATTATCTAACCTATCAATGTTATTGAATTGATATGTACCATCATATAAGAAAACATATTGCTCTCTATCCTTTTCACCACTTTGTACTCTACTGTATGATGTCTTTAAATCAAAGATATCGTATCCAATTTTTAGTTGGTTGGTAAATAATGTGTGTTGTGTTGGTGTAATTCTAATTGTTTTTAAATCATTAGAATAATCAAAATGCCTTCCAAATGTTTCTCTATCTGATTTGCCGATTTGGGTAATAAAGATTGTAGAGTTTTTAATATCAAACTTATTCTTCATATAGTTCAATACTAAAATAGATGATGGAATGAGTTGAGTCCTCTTTTCATTAAAGTTGTAATCCAATAAATTACTACCTTGTTTATTTACTAATCGGATTATACCATCTCTATTCTGATTATCATGTAATAAATTAAATCCATAATAGATTCCGAAATCACCATCCTTACCCCATTGTAAAGAAAGATTAGAATTGGGTGTTGGTGTTTGTGAGTTAAGTGATACCCTATATCCTACATCAAATACATTTCTGATATTAACAGATGATATATCAATTTGAGCTCCACCAATATTACTCCATTGTTCTGATGAATATGATTTTTTAACTTTAATATTATCACTTAGTGCAGTTGGTAGAATATTTAAATCTATATTCTTCTTATCTGAATTGTTAGAAGGTAGTGGCATACCATTTAAGGTGATTTGATTGTATCTATCATCTAACCCTCTTACATTGATTCTATTGTTATCAAATGTAATGCCTGATACTTTCTTCAATCCATCTTCTATATTAGATATCCCCTTCTTAGAGAGTTCTTCACCACCAATAGATGTTTCCACACCAACAACGTTCTTCTTCTCTAAAACCATAACAGTTTCACTTCTGGTGTTTCTTCTTGCTCTAATAATTACTTCATCTATTTGAGAAGATAATTTTATTAACGTAACATCTAATAATCCACCACTTGTTGTTATTTCTTTAGTTTCATATCCTATAAAAGAAAAAATAACTACAACATTTTCCGATGGTAAATCTAAAGAATATAATCCATCAAAATCAGATATAGTTCCGGTTACAGTTCCTTTTATTATAATATTAGAAAAAGGTATTGGTTGATTTTCCTCATCCAATACCTTTCCACTTATCGTTTGAGCGAAGGTTGGGGCTGATAATAATATCAGTAATCCCATTAAAAGTTTTTTCATATTATTTAGTCCAACCAATCATCCATTCGGTACCTGAACCAATTGTTATATCGTTTATGAACCAAGAATCATCTAAAGTTGATGTTGTTTGTGAGAAATCACAATCTTTGAAATTAGTTCCATTGTTAGTAACTTCTGAATTTGCCACAAATAGTTCACCACTACTAACATTATTTAAAGTGATTTGGTCTGAAACTCTAACTCCATACTTAGGGAATCCACTAATCGATGCATAATAAATTTTACCTTTAGTACCTTCTCTCAATCTCATACCAGTATTAGAACCATCTCCATCATCAACCCCAATTAAAGTAATGTTTGAAAGAGTTGGATTTGAGTAAGGAGATAAAGTATTATCATCACCATTGTTATCGGCTTCAATACCTCTATCACCACCATCTGGTCCTTGCTGAACATACCAATATTGTCCTTTACCTCTCCAACCATGAGTCCAATCAAATGAATCATCTTGACTGTGAGTAGAAACCGCATATCTTACATTTACAGTTCCACCGAAGAATTCAATACCATCATCTGCTCCTTTATAGGATTGGATATATTCTACATCAGTTCCACTACCAACACCATTAAATGAGAATCCATTTAATTCATTATCAGTACCTAAGATTTTTCCAGCATACTCAACTCTAACATATCTTAAAGTACCTGAGTTATCCGAATCATCATCACCACCATAAATACCAGTACCACCTTCTCCTTCAGCAGTAAGACCTGTGTTTAATTTAGCAAACCCATTGATGATAATTCCACCCCAAGTTCCATATGTTGGATTGTTTGAAAGAGGTGTGAATATGATTGGATTGTTTTGCGAACCTTGAATGTTTACTTTACCTCCTTGCTGAACTGATAGGAAAGTTGTAACATTAGTATCTGCGTAAATTGTTTGTCCATCTAAGATAGAAAGTGTAAATCCATCTTCAACGAAAACACCGCCTGATAATAACCACTTATCAGAACTTGATAAAACCAAATCAATGTTGATGTTACCTTCTAATTTTTTATATAGAATACCATCAATATTCACATCCGATACGATGTAAGTTGTATTTTCTATTTCAATAATTTCTGGAGTACATGCCGTAAAAAAAGTTACTACGGTAATGAGGGTAAATAATAATTGTTTCATATAATTGTATAATTGTAAAATTTATTTCTTACAATACATACTATCTCATATTAGTTTGTATGTTAACTAATTGTTATCATTTAATTATATAAAAAAACCCCACCATTTCTGATGAGGGTCTTAAAATTCATAATCAGTTACGTATACATTATTTAGATAAGTGAAATACTAAAAGTATCTCCTTGACCAATAGTATCTAAGATATCTAACCCTTCAACTACAGTACCAAACGCGGTATGTTGTCCGTCTAAATGCTGTGTACCTTGTCGGTTATGACAAATGAAGAATTGTGAACTACCTGTGTTTGGTCCCGCATGTGCCATCGATAATGTTCCTCTATCATGTCGTTGTTTGTCCGCACCTCTATGTTCACACATTATTTTAGTTCCTGAACCACCAGTACCGTTACCTTGTGGACATCCTCCCTGTACCATGAAGTTTGGTATTACTCTGTGGAATTTCATATCATTATAAAATCCTTCACTAATTAGTTTTGTAAAGTTAGCAACTGTCTTTGGTGTTGCGTCATTAAATAGTTCGGCAACCATGTCACCTTTACTTGTTGTAAATTTTACTTTCATTTGTTTTGTTTAAGTTATTATTTTTTATTGTGTCTAATCCATTAATCCCACCATCCTCGGATGTTATGAGATATAAATTCCCATACTAATTTCTCAGCACGTTTCTGTTTATCTTGTGATTGTTTAAATAGTTTATCAAAGGTCTCTTTAACTTCATCTTTGTTCTCCCACTTTTCGTATTCATATTTAAGATATGAAGACTTATCTCCTTTTCCAGTATCTTCAAACCACCATTTCAATACATTATCACCGTATATTGATTTCATTTGTTCTTGATACTCTGACCCGTATTCTTCATCGTAAACTTTATCAAGAAGTTCAATAGCAGTTTTAATTCTTTTAGCTCTTTCATTAGCGTTTACCGTTATTGAAGTAGGGGAACACATATGTTTCTCAGTGCGTATTAATTGATATTTAAATAAATCAATCGCATAACTATAATCAAAATCATATCCTTTCCAAATCATTGGTAGGAAATCTATCACTCTTTTGATTTGTCTATATTTTCTTTTAAACCAGTACACCATAATCATAATGATAGTAAATACATTTGTAATAAACAACAAAAACCCCCACATTTCTGTGAGGGTTTTAGAATTCATAATCAATTGAACTTATAATTGAGATTCCGCAGTAACAACTAAATTAGAGAAACTCCATCCTCCACCTTTATATTCAACTGAATCTTTAGTGTAATTACATAGAGTACCGTGTGAACATTCACCTCCATTATCTTTGTACCACTTAGTAGGTTCGTCATCACCAGGTGACCAATCACCATGATAAGAAGGTGTAAACCACCATCCGACTTCCATCCCATCTTTCAACATAGACATATCTAAAGAAGAGCCATCACCAACAGATGAGTCAGTCATATCAAATACTTTAACACTACTATCTCCTTGAGAAAGTGTAATTACCATATTAGTATAGTCATCATTAAAAACTGTTACCATATGAAATGGTTTAGTTGGGTCAATCTTACCAACTAAACTATGAACTCCACCAAGTGTTGATGATGTCATTTCATCCCAATTCCAACAGTCAGTATTCGCAGCTTCGGTATATGAGACTTCCCATCTTTGTTTACCTTTTTTAACTGTGTCTAAATGTAACGTATGTTGAAACATTTTATTACCATTAGTTTCTAATAAATCAATCTCATTACAAAAATCACATTTTTCATATTCTGCATCACAGTATTTATCACCAATAGGTTGTACATCACTAGTAACTAAGTACATCGCAGCATTTAAGTAATCACCAGTCCACCCGTCATTTTGTTGTAACCCTGATAAGTCAATGTCAACTTCAATTTTACTGATATTTTTATATCCATTTTTTGAACACACTCTACCCGCAGCAGGATTTCCTTCTGTACCGAAACTTACACCTCCAGAACTAACTACCGGGTTAGACCCACATTTTTGATAATCAACATCAAATTCAGGTATAAAAGTAGTTTGAGTTAATTCCTCAGGACATATACACGGGTCTTTAAATGGACACGGACACCCTTCTAAACCAACAGGTGTAACTTTACCTGTCGTAGCCTCTACACTTACAAATCCCTTACTTGTTGTGAAGATATATTGAGCAACATTGAATCCTGGTTCTAATGGTCTTCTTAATACTACCTCAGACCAATCAGCCACCCCTTCAACTCCTGTACCATATCCCGCATCTAATAATAATTGTTCAGCGTCCTCTAGTGTAAGCTTTACAGGTAACTTAATCACCTCATCTTCCATAAAAGGTTCATTGATAACTTTGGTTACCACTTTACCTTTGGATGTACATACCACTTCAATTGTAGTGTTTTTTACACCTTCAAATACTGACCTTACTTGATTAAGTTCTTTAGTCGCATTTGATTCATAGAATAACGCAGCTTCGTTAATTTCTTTAGCAGAAAACTCTGTTTTTTCAACCATCTCATTGAAGGTTAACTTTTCTTTAGGATTACAACTCATAATGAGTAATCCACATACTAATGTTAATAATGTTTTGTTCATTTATTTAATCATTTTTTATTTTATTTTTCTTTAGAGCAACATTCTGATGATTCTCCACCTTCAGGAATTGGTGTACCTACCGGATACGGTGAACCTTCTTTAGCTGCCGTAACTGATTTTTCACCGTTCTTTACTGGAACCGCTTTACGTAACGGAACTGCCGCTTCATTAAGTGGACCATATACTTTAGCTAATACAATACCTGTTGATGTAGTATCAAAAATAACACCTGGCATCGCAAACATATTACTTTCACTTGTTTGTGCCGAATCCATATTGATGATGAATGAACGATTTACCGGTGCTGACCATTCCCAATCTTTAGTCTTAGGATTAAATTGTGGTATAGTATCTGATGAATCAAAATACCAAAAGTAGGACCACACATATTTTTCATTCCATATAGTACTCCCATCGTTTCCTGGGTATTCAAAATCTTTCTTTGTATTAAACTCACCGTTAGTACCCGTTACTTTAGCCCAACTAGGACTGACACCTTCCATCGCTAAACTAGCTATTGACGGCCCATCTAACACAGGACAGATAGCGCAACCTTCATCATATTCTACTCCCTGTACTATAATTTTCTTACCTGTTGGTACCGCACTTGATGCTCCACAGAATGCGTACGCTCCATTATGTATTCTTAATACACCTCTATCTCCATTATGATTTTCATCATTTTTATTACAACCTAATAACATTAAGGTTGCTGCAATTGTTAATAATATACTTTTCATTTTAATTTTAATTTATTTTTATTTTTATTTTTATGCTGAACGATAGACTAAAAAGTCTTGTGCTGCGTTTTCACTGTCAGGTCTTGCAATTTTCCATAACGTAGATGCATCATCTTTTAGGAATACAGGACCACCCATAAATTCAATATGTCTAGTATTAGTACCAGCCCAACTAAAAGATGGACAAACATTAGAACATAACCCTTCTCCAAACGTGCTAGTTATTTCACCATCTGACATTACGTCAAAATCACCTCTGTCTAAATTACCTTCATGCCATTTTTCAAAACCTCCATCATTATCGTAGAAGTCTTTCATTTCAAGTTCACCAGGGAAATCAGGTTTACTGTTATTGGTTTTAGTCCATTCGTGATTATCCCCATCACCTGTTGTAATACCCATAACAAAGTAGTCACCAATAGTAACGTGCCACTCATCCCATGATTTGGTTTCACCAGGTTTTAAAACACCATTTTTTGTAGGTTTATCATTTAATTTAGGTGACTCATAAAGTGCGTACTCTACAGGTACCTGTGTCTTGTTTGTAATTTTTAATTCTACACTCATAATTTTATTTATTTAATCGTTTAATTGTTGATTATTATTAGTTAATTTACCATAAATATACATACTCGCAAATATCAAGAATATTATCCCAATAATTGGACTGTCAATAACTCGAATGAATCCCCACGGCATATCCTCAGGTGTTTGGGTATAAGCTAATCCTATGGTAAAACCAATAAGTCCCGTTATTAATAAATGTACTACTTTTGCAATTACGAATGACAGTAAACCTGCCCAAAATCCTTTTTTCATTTTTTTTGTTTTTTTTGTTTTTTATCTTTATTAATTATGTTTCCGTACTCGTCACATAAAGGTGCTGTAACAATTTCGTAGATAAGGAATACCCACGATATTAAAAGTCCACTTACAACTATTTTAACAAATACCATACTTTATGTTTTTTAAAATATATAAAACAGCGTAGGTTAATCCATAGTTAATTACCTATAAAGGACCTATTTATTGTTTATTTATATATATCACCAACTATTATTAAAGTCTATGGCGCACCCTATTTTACATTCTAAATCTTCCGCTAAACAGTTTGGTGGAAATCCTGAAGATTACTTACATATTCATAATTGGTTTGATGAGACTAAATCATGGATTGGTACATCTTTTCATAGAGTATTTAGACACCACTCTGAAGGCATATTTGAATGTGAGAAAGTTTTTGGTGAGTCATTTTTAAATTCGGACGGTAAAGAAGTTTACGTTCGTTACATCGGTGAACAACACGTTAAGGAAGATTGTAATAACTACATTCCATCAGCAAAAGAATGGGTAGATGCATTAAATTCTAATGAAAAACCTATATGGATGATGAAAACTATAAAATTAAAGTTCACTGACTAATATTTATATATAAAAACTATCATGGAACAGAAATATAAAGTACTATTTAATTTAATTAACCCTTCGTTTATAAAGTCGGGATGTAAAAGAATATCCATTGAATTTGGGGACGACTTTAATAGTTACCATAATGGTTACGAATGTGGTAGTAACTCAAAAACAATACCCTTTTTAATCCCTGTTGAGCGTGAATTAAGTGAGTATATGGAAGAATCGGTAGGTGATGACACTTGGAATGAAGAGGCTGACCAAGAATATTACAGTTATGAATTAGTGATAAATCCTGAATTTAGAAGTGTTGAGATATTTGGTATTTATACCGCTTACGGTACTGAACCAATTGAGGAAACCGTAATTGAGATGGAAGAAGAACCTGAAGAATTTAAACCTATCTTTGATTACCTAAACGATGAAAGGTCCGACATATTAGAAGTTAATGTAGACGCTGGTGGGGATAGTGGTTGGATTCATGACACAAATGATGACGTAAATGGTAAGAGTATTACCACTTCAAACCAAATGGAAGAAGTATGTCTTAGATTACTAAACCAACATCCTGGTTGGGAGATTAATGAAGGTTCTCACGCTAAGTTTACATTTGACCCACACAGAAATATACTCATTTTTGAATTCGCATATAATACTGAAGAACAAGGTAGTGAATTAATATCTTCAGAGAAATTTTAGTGATTATACAATTTTATCTCCAAACATTAACTCTCGTTTCCATTTAAGGTCTTTGGACTTATAACTTAAATAACTTGTTATTCCTGAAATTAAGGCTTCCTCATATGTTTCATAATCTAAATCTGATACTCCCAAGTTTGTTTCATCACATAAGATATCATCTTCTTTTTCGAAATCGTTAACATCTATAACTGAATAATAATAATATAATTTTGGTCCTTCACTACCGTTTCTAAATGGTAATGATGTTATATATACATGTTGTCGTCTTAGCCATGAAAGTATATCTTCATAATCTGGATACTTTTCCAATACTTTAGTACCTCCAACATCGATAGTTCGAAACGGATACATACAAGTTTGTAGTTGTTTTAAAATTTCAGGAGTAATTTGCATATAATTAGTTTTATTCAAAGTTAAACTAAAAAATAAGATTAATCAACTATTCTACCGATTTTTTAAATTCTTCACCACCTACTACGTTGTAGTCTGCCGTATCACATAGGAAACCAAGTATGTTATAAATTTTACTATCAACATAATTTCTTAATACATCACCAATTTCGTAACCTATCTCCTCTACGATACCCTCGTCTAAATCGGTATTATTATTCCATAAATCACCTAACATATAATCTTCTCCTGTAGTGAGTAATGTAACTGAAGATGTTTCCCCATTAATTACAGCATCAACTTCATAATAAATCTCTTTACCCTTAACCTTTGATGTTTCATTATTAAAACTAATAATAATTCCATTGATTTCGAACCCACCACTGAAATATCTAAAAGGTTTACCTATTTCTAACCTATCTTCGAGTACCTTCATCATGTTTTCTAAACCACCAAAATACTCTAACTTATAATCAAATATCGTTTCAGTGTCATCACTATTACTATCATCTAAATCTAAATAATGGTAAATTGGTTTAGCATCAATACCTTTGTCATCCCAATATTTAAATAATGTCTCCTTTTTAGTGTCACCTTCCTGTAAATTTTCCTCACTCTTTAAAAACTGTTCTTGATTTTTAATTATAAACTCATAAAAGTAATCTAAAGGTTTTTGTGTTTGAGTGTCTTTATATTTTATAGATAAGACCTGGTAATCCTTGTCCATCGTACCTTGTTTCAAACTCTTTATTAAGATACTAAAAATATGAGAAAATAACGCAAACATCCTTATGTCTACACCTGTGTAGTTTTCTTTGATTATATTCTCAAGAATTGATAATAGTTTCATTACAGATAAATATACTTAAATCTTAGTTTGTTGCTCTGTAAAATCTTTTCTATCCTCTTTATTTACCCATAATTCGTGACCTTCCAATGAACTATGATTTAATTCAATCCAGTTTGGTACTAATTCTCTTTGGTGGTTCTCCCAAATATGATACGTTAATTGTTCAATACTTTTACTGAGGTATGTCGCGCTATGGGGGAAGTCTTCCATCACCATTTGATTATAGACGCTCCACTCATATTTGTGACTCTGTTCCTTAACAAATGGGTTTCTTTCTGAGTAACGCTCTATCGTACTCATATCTTTGTACATAAAAACCACTAACACATCTTTTAACGTATTATTTATTCTATGTAAGTGACAGGACTGTGATGGTCCAAATGAAACAAACTTATTATCTTTATTCTTATCATAAAACTTAAGTAAACCATCATCATCATTATATCCATCTAAGCTCCAAGCGTCTTCTCCTCTTTTTTCTTCCAATTTAAAATCATGAGATATTATCTTAGTCGCTATTTTATTACCTGCACCATGAGGACCTGTAACTATAATTTTTTTATAGTCACCAATAATTAATTTTAAATGTTTATAATCTTTAGTCATTTTTTTTATTATTTTCAGATATTATCTTACCCAAATTATCTCCGTATAAATTAGGGAACTCATATTTAATTTCTTTTAAAGGAATAACTAAACCTTTATGTTGGTTTATCCTCTCTACTCCTCGTATTTCATTCAACATAAACTCGTAAAAATCCATACTTTGTTTAGACCTAAAAACCTCTTTTATTATTTTTTGTATATAAGTGTATTCTTTATTTTGCAAATCTACACCAGTAACACTTTTAGCTCTACCCCAAATAAATTCAACTTTATCAGTTATTTCTATCGAGTACGTTTCAGAGTCATCTTCAAATATGTCCCTTAGAAAAATTTGTTTGTTACCATGAAAAATTTGTTTGTTACCATTTATTTCAATACTATAGTATTTTTGAATAAAATTAACTATATTCTTCTCCATTATTAGTTTCTTTTAATATTGAACAATAATAATAATCACCTGTTGTTTTAGATTTATTCCTCAAGTACTTTCTAACTGATTCTGAGTCATACTCCTTTAATAACCTATCTGCGTACACATATTTATATTTATCCCATACGTCTTCTCTTTCAATATTTTCAATGAGTCTTTTACGTTCCATATTTTAATGCTTTCTTTTATGTTGTATCAAATAATTCTAATTGGACAGCGGTGCTTTAATACTTGGGTGAAATTCATATCCTTTTATTTCATAATCAAATTCACCATTTAATATATCTACATTAGATACTTTTATTTTTGGTAAATCAAATGAGGTTCTTTCCATTTGTTCTTTAGCTTGTTCAATATGATTCAAATATAAATGAGTGTCACCTAAATTACCAATCAATTCATCAGGAATCATGTTAACCTCTTCCGCAATTAAACATAGTAGAGCAGCATAGCTTGCAATATTAAATGGAAGACCTAAGAACGTATCAACACTTCTTTGATTCCACATTAAAGAGATTGCTCTATATTTTCCAGGATTTACAATCTTTTCATATCTAGTGGTTAATCTTGTATATACTTGAAATCCATAATGACATGGAGGTAAGGTCATTAAATTTAATTCACCCACATTCCAAGCGTTAACCATAAGTCTACGCGAGTCAGGATTTGTTTTAATATCATCAATAAGTGTTTTAATTTGGTCAATACCTTTTTCAGTATAACTTTGCAAAGTATCACCTTCAAATATTTGCTCACCTTCTTGAAACCAATTTCTCCATTGTGCCCCATATACCGGACCTAATTCTCCCCATTTTTTAGCAAACTCATCATCGGTTTTGATTTTGTTGATGAATTCTTCTTGACTGGGTAACGATGATTGAATACCTATCATTGGTGAAAATGTGTTCTTAAATGATTTGTAACAGTCCCCATCCCAAATATGACAATTATTATCAACCAAATATTTAATATTAGTGTCACCTTTTAAGAACCACTTTAATTCAGTCATCATAGTTTTGACTGCCATCTTCTTTGTGGTTAACAAAGGAAACCCATCTTTCATATTATGTCTGATAGTGTATCCAAAAATAGATTTAGTACCTGTCCCTGTTCTATCAGATTTTTCTATACCATACTCTAATATCGACTCTAAAAGTTTCTTATATTGATTATCTAATGAATTCATAGGTTAGTTATTAACTGTGTATATACTCAATTATCGTTGATTTAATAGGTACCCTAATAATCGGTACACTCGCACCTGTTGATGGTTGTTTTTGTCTTACCTCATAATAGTTATCGTAATCTTTAATTGTTGTAACGTTTGGATATTCTATTATATGTGTTTTATCCATATCAGGTTTATAAACCATCGTATGTTTACTTGTGTTAAATGTTAGTTTTATCATAATTTTATATTTTTTTAAGGCATTAAAAAACCTTTCCTCTAAAATAGAAGAAAGGTTATAATTTGTCAATGAAATACGTTATTTATGTTCCAATAACTAACTCATCATAATTTAATTTTTCCATACCCTGTAAACCTTCCTCAGCCTCATCGTACATAAAAGATTTAACAACTGAAACTAAACTCTGTTCTGATTGAGCAACTTTACTTTCCATCCAATCATCAATTTGTTCACCGTCTTCCATCTGTTCCCACATTTTATAGGCTAATGTCGCAATAGTAAATAATTGTTGTTTGGCCATATAAGAACCTTTGTGGGACTTCTCGTTAATATTTGATTTTAACTTACGTAGTTGGGTTTCCGTTATAATAATATTTGACATGTCTTGTTTTCTTTTATTATAAATATAAGTAATAACATAAAATATCGTTTATAAAAATAAAAAAGGTGAAGATTTCTCCTCACCCTTTATGGGACCGACCTTAATTTTGGCTGTCGGACAAACTCCACCACCCTATTTAATCTAATAGGGAAATCTATCTTTCCTTAACCTTCTCATATTTTATCTATTATTAATCATCCATCCCTAATTTACGTTCAAAATAATTTGCTTCTTGTACCACTTCAGGATTTTGTTTGATTGTCTGCATCGCAATCATGTCTTTCATTCTCGTTGTTGACCATCCATGAGCTCGACTTGTATATATTACTTTAGGTGGTAAGTCATCGCCTGTAAAAGATTTACCTATATAGTCTTCACCTAAAATTCTTATATCAGGCTTAAAATAATTAATTAACCCATATAACTCTTCTTCAGTTTGGTAAACATATACTTCGTCAATATATTGAATCGCCATTAATGTTCTATATCTTTCATATAATGGCACTACTGGCTTATACTTAGATTTCCTGTGTAGTGACGGGTCCTTTTGTAAAAATACTATGAATTTATCACAATGTTTTTTCGCGTCTTCAAATGTATAGATGTAACCAGGGTGCATTAAATCAAAATTACCGGCAGTAAACCCTATAATCTCTTTCTTTTCACTCATAATTTAAAACTTTTTTTATAATTTTTTTCTTCTTTAACTACTTCATCGATAGTCATAATTTGTTTTATATGATAAGAAGTATTATCGGTCATGTAAAGTATTAACTCACCAAAAATATCCTCTATTTCATGAATAACTTTAATTACCTTCTCATCTTTGGGTACTACATAATCACCTACCTTAAACATTTCTAAGTTGCTTTAGTTTAATACCTAAAAGGTCTAATGTATTTTTATCCTTTATCGTTTTCTTAGTCTTTTTCTTAATCTCATTGATTAATCCTTCAATATATTTAACCTCAGGATTTATTTCCTCAACAACTTTAACTGTTTTATCCACTTTAAAACCGTTTATCTTGTTTTTAAGGTACACTGATAATAAATCTATGACTTTGTATGATAAGTAGAATCCGAGACAAATAAGACCTACCTCTACAAGTTTATCTGTACCAACAAACTTAACTGTGATTAACATAAAGATTAAGATTAGAACCATCTTAATCATACTCCATAAATTATTAATTATTTTTACCATTTTTAATGTGTTTTAGATTTTTGAATTGCGTACTCAGCTAAACTAATTTTTTCGACATTACCTATTACCATTGAAGACCTTAATAATTCGTATGGTATGTGAAGAAGAAAATCTTTACCGTTGGAAGTGGTTAAATCCTCTTTAAGTTCCAAACAAGAGTGAACCATCTTAATATAAATCTTAAATTGTATATCATCATCAAAACTTTTTGCTTGAAGGATTCCGTACTTTGGGTGTTCAATTTTTATCGTTTTCATATTTTTCTTTTAATTTATTAAAATACTCTTGATACGGTTTAACGTATGTCTCCGTTAAATAATCATCTATAATTTCAGGGTTATTAGTTAGAACTTCTTTAAGCTCATCACACATTTTAAATTCACACACATCTTTAATCGGTAAACATTTACTGTCCTCAGTAAAAATTACAGTGTCCCCATCAAATGATTCAATAGATTCAATAATGTGTGTTGAACCGTTTTTAATATCTTTTATTTTATCCCCTTTTTCCATATTCCAAATATACGTTTAATTATTGATTTATCCTATTACTTTCGGTTATTATTTATTATCAACGTACTCATTACCGTTCCATTTATAACCGTAACCGTCATACATAATAACACCATCATCATCAAGAGTAGCACCAACAGCACCTGTCTCCTCTATAAAATGTTCTACAGAACCATGCTCTACAGGTTTAGGTGAAAACACCATAGTCTTTAATAAGAACAAAACTAAAATAATTCCAATTATCCAACCTCCAACCCTACCCGACATTGAGAATATATTCCCAATACCTTTTAGTAGTTGTGAACCAAATGTTAAAACGAAACCGATAACGACTAATGTGATAATTCCTTCCATAATTTATTTTTTTATTTATACAAATATAAGCAATATTTTACACATATACTAATTATTGAGCATAAAAAAACCTCAGTCGGTTAGGACTGAGGTTAAGGAAGATATATAATAGAGTATAGAACGCTGAGATTATACGTTTATAACGACTTGTCTTTAGTGAGATTACCCTATATCGGTTGCTCATGTATCCACTCTCGTTGCCGAAAGTATCAAGTCAGTGTCGGTTATTTGAGTGAACCACTCTTATCGTTAACAACCACTCAACTACTACTTTACTCTGTTAAACCTTGCGAGTTCACTAAGGGATTGCTATCCCACCAGGTATTTTGTAATCAACATCGGAAGACTTGCGGTCTTACAATGACTTCGTTAGTCTGACGACTCGAAGTGTTAGACACCTTTCGTTGTTAACGCCCGAAGAACTTTAGCTCTCTTTTATGTTTATATAAAAGTAACTATGGAAATTTGAAAGATGTGCTTCGGGAGAAGTTTCGTTTCTTTTGAAAACAAAATGCTTCACACCTCTCTGTAAGTCTGTCAACCTACGGTATTTCAGGAACACGTTAACTTAACGTATCGGAATCCCCTCATACTGGTACTCAGCCCTACAACACCTGACAGGGTGTGTCGAACCGTCACCTGTAGCTTTTCCTATTGATATCACTATCGCAACTCTGATATTCCATGGATTCAGAGTGGTCTCATCCCCTTAGCAGTTGCCCTTAGGGTCTCGACCGTAGCCACTTTGTTTAGTTGTCAGAGTAAACTCTGCGGATATTCACGGTATACTATTCCCGTTTCAATCCCTTTAGTCCCATTGCTGGGGTTATCTAACGACGCTAAACCGCCGGTAAATGTCTCACTTAACCTTTTAAGAAAAAAAGGGGTTAATCTTTTAAATTTCTTCCACAAACTGTGTTAGTTAAGATTGACATTAATAATATTTCAAAGAACATTTTCAGTACTCTTACTGATTTCTTATGACAAATGTAAAACAATTTTTTTAATCTGTCAAACTTTTTTTTAAAAACTTTTATAAAATTCAGTAGGGTAAGATATAAATACTCCCATAAACTCTAAAAGTAATACAAACATACAAAAAAATTCCCTTCAGACAAGCCCTTTAAGGGTTTTTTTCATATTTTACTTTAAAATAGTTAAATTTAAAGGATGTTACCATCAATTTTAGTACTAAAGTATTTCTCTAACGCACCTAATCTATCGTCAGCATCTACCAACATCACTAGTGCTTCTTCAGCATTTTTATAGAAGTCACCTGTTGAGTGGTCTCCGATTCCTACCCCATTGTTACCAAGTAATTCAAGAGATAATAATGCCTTTGCTTTATCTGCCTGTGCAGATGTTCTTAACATGTTTACTAATTTGTTCATTTTAAAATTATATTTATAAGTTTATTAAATTGTTTAGTCATTGGTTGTGGTAACTCATCTTTACCAAAATATCCGAATTCAGTATGTTCGTCACCATCAGGTGCATTTTCTAAGTCAGGGTAAATTTCCTCATTAACATCCATTAAGTAACAATAGAACGTCCCTTTCTTTTTAGACCCATCTCTATTATATCTTTTGATAATCGCAGCAAAATCAATATCTTCAATAACAGGTAAATTCGTTTCTTCTGTAAATTCTCTCACAGCACCATCCTTAGTATTTTCACCTTCCTCTACACTTCCTGCCGGACAGGACCAAAACCCTGGTAACGTTGTTTCTGAATTCCTCTTACAAAGTAAAACTTTGTTATCACATCTTACGATAATTCCCGCGTATTTTTTCATTTATTACTTGTTATGTATATTTATATGGTATGAAAGTAATTATAAAAAATAATATTTTAAAAGTCAAAGTTTCTTCCACTAAAAAATCCATAACTGATGGAATGATGGGAAAAAGATTTGACGAGTCCTTTGATGGTATGTTATTTTTTATGCCTGAACTTACCGAACAAAGTTTTTGGATGTATAATTGTATCATACCATTAGACATTATTTTCATAGATGGAACAACAATAACTAAAATTCATTCTAACTGTCAACCATGTAATGATAAGAAAAATTGTGAATCATATCAAGGATTTGGTAATACTGTTTTAGAGGTTGAAGGTGGATTCTGTGAAAATCACGGCATAAAAAAAGGAGACAACGTCTCCTTCTCTTTAATATAATTTAGATTATTACCTATTAAGTGCTGTTGAGGTTTCAATACCAACAATACCATCTATTAAATTAAGTCCTTCATCTTTTTGAAATTTTTTAATTGCTTTCATAGTCATCGTACCAAATATACCATCAACACCCTCTTCACCTAAGTCGTAATTCTTTTCATCTAAAATCTTTTGAATTTCTTCAACGCCTTCCCCTCTAGAACCCATAGATATTAGTTCAGAATTATCTCCATTACTAATTATATCCTTAATAGTAATCTCGGCATTACTAACGTTACCCTCAATTTTATCAACTACTTGGTTTGGTTCAATAATAATTAATTCACCCCCTTCAAGACTAGATTTTAAATATGGCCAAGGGTCAATCGTTCCACTTGTATAACCTCTTCTTTTTTCATACATAGAGAAATGTAAGTGTGGATGAGTTCCTTTAGCGTTACCAGTATTACCTACTGTACCAATAAACGTACCTATATTTATTTTATCACCTTTTTTAATTTCGTTAGATACTGAATCTAAATGACAATAGTAATATACGATACCGTTAGTAAGTACACTAACAGCTCTACCACCAACACCTATATCTTTTCTTTGGATTTTATATACCTCACCATTCGTTGCAGAAATTAGTGGTGTACCTTTAGGTGCAAATATATCAACACCTAAATGACCTCCTCTATGTTGATGTTTAGCGTCTCCTGAACCATAATCACTGTTGTGAATTGCTTCATCTTTATTTAATACCTTTTTTTTACCTCTACCTAAACCAGACTCATCATACCCTACATTGAATTCTTCATTACCTATTGGAAAAATAAATCCAGCAACCTCATTTAAAACTGACTCATTTAACCCTTTAGACTCATTGATTTTTTCCTTAAGTTTTCTTACGAATTCTTTTTGTATCATTTTAACAAACTTAACATACGGTGAATCACCTCTGTCTTTATTGTATGAGTATTTACCTTGAGGTTTTCTCTTTCCTCTTCCAAAGTAGTTTAGTGCCGATATATTTGTAATACATTTGTGACCACCTGAGTTCGCTTGAATCATTTCCCATGCTGGTACACCTAACTTATCTAATATTGCCCATTCGTCTTCAGTTAACTTAGTTGAAGGTTTGTCCATTATGACTTTTAGTTTTTCCATGTAGGCTTCTCCACCATCCATAGAACGAACTTTATCACCGTAAAAAGCCTCTAAATCTGCATTTGTAAACCCAACTGACTCCTCACCAAATTGTTTATTACCTTCAGATATCCATTTGATAGTCGATAAAGGAATTATCTTTTCTCTTAATTGACTCTCCCATTTACTTAATACTTCTTGGGCTATATCCCCTAAGTTAACACCTTTTAATTCTCTTTCACCTTTGAATGGATTACATGATGCTTGTACTAATCCCATTGGCCAAGCAATAACTATAAAGTCCGCTTCAGGATTATTTTTGAATGGAGTATAACGGTCATAAGAACCAGGTTTAAACATTGAACCACCTCCGTATTGTACTATAATACCATCATCAACATAAACTTTATCACTATCTTTTTGTTTCTGAACGTAGTCTTTCTGATGTAACGCCATCTCTTCTGGTAAGGCATAACCTTTTTCCGCAGCTAATCTATTAATATTTTGGAATATGTTTAAAAGTGAAGGTTGCGAAGACATAACTAAATCTTCCATAAATCCTGGTTTATTTTTATACGCTAACATAAGTTTGTTAGTCGCTAAACCTAACGCCATTTTATTTTTCTGTAATGACTTATCTTTTTGTAGTTTAAATACAAAATTCATAATATCTTGTGGTTCCAACCCATATTTAGCAAAATCGGCAGAATCAACTGTAGATATTAACCTGATATCATCAGATGTGAAGATATCTTTTGGTGACATTATTTGCGATAATGTTTCTACATTAGACCGTGATGACCTAAATGATGTTGAAGTATCACCTTCTACCCCAGTTTGACTATCATGGTGGTCAGTATGTACAACAAACATTGGTTTACCGTGAGCGAAGTCAACTAAAACCGGCATTGTGTCACCTTGTGCGTCTTGTTTTTTAACTGCAAACTCCTTATCCCCATATTGTATTATTTCAGAATCAACTACTTTAATTCCGTTATTCTCTAAATAATTTTTCATAGCTAAGGCAGTTGTTACACCATCTAAATCTTGATGAAAATATATTTTAGCTTTCTCATATCTTTTAGATAAGTCGTTGATGTTTCTTAACCCCGATTCTTTAATTATTTTTTTCATGATATAAACATATTACTTTCTTTTTTTCTTCTATTCTTAAGACCATTATTCGAAGCCTTGTATTTTAGAATACTTTCAGTTGCTTTTTTATTTTGACCCAATTTGACGTACTGTATGAATCTTGACATCCTAACAGAGTCACATCCACTATTAAAAACTAAAGACACTAACGAATCAAATTGTCCTTGTGTCAACATATAAGTCTCTAAACCCTTATCTTTCCATTCCCCTAAAAATCTTCTAACACAGTCAGCCGCCTCCGACGCATCTTTATAAAGTAAGTCTAAGGACTGTTCTTTATTTATCACTAACCCTGGTTTTACGTCTTTACCGGTATGACCATAACCTATTGTCCATACGTCGCTAGTGTCTTTATATGCCTTTAAAACGGGTTCTTTTATTGAACCGTTAGGTTTTTCTGGGTCACCTTCTTCAAACTTAATAAAGTCCCAAAAAACTTGGCTAGCCTTCATAGTCGTCCCATCTTTCTTGTCTTCTGCGTTCTCAATTAGATACATTTTACGTATTTTAGATGATTCCGATTCTTTTATTATTAATCTTGACATAAAACTTTTATTAATAAATATCTACAATAACAAAAAACCCCTCACTTTGTAGGGGTTTCATGAATTAATGATATTGAACATGCGATTACATTATCAAACCATGTTCTTTGTAGTCCATTTAGGTTTTCTTTTTTAAATGTTTTAATATGGTTATCTATAGTTACAATAGTGATACTATTCTTGTTATTAATTCTAATCTCTCGAATGTTCATCTAACACTAATTTTAACTGTTTTTGTTCGGTCTGATACGTTTTAATACGTTCCCTAGCGACATCACAATAACCTTTACTAATGTCGATACCAATCCATGGTCTACCTAACATCTCAGCAGCTAAACACGTTGTACCACTTCCGTTAAATGGGTCCATAATCACATCTTCTTTATAAGATAGGATTTTAATTGCTCTATATGGTATATCTAATGAGAAAGTAGCCTTTGTTTTTTGTCTTGTATCCGCAAAATAATTCCATTGGCCAAATACTAAAGACATAAAATCTTTCTTATCTTTATCCTCATAAACTAATTTTTTTCTAAATTCTCCCTCTATTTTTTCATTAGGTACCATCTGAAACTCTCCTTTCCATTGGGGCGTTCCCTTTATATCTTTCTTATGTTTTTTCTTATACGCAAGTATTACACACTCCTTAGGGTTATATATGTATGGTGAAGATGGACTCATCCAACTTCCCCAAGCAGTTGTCTTTGAACGGTGAGGGGAGTCTTCCTCTAAATCAACAATACCAAAGAAACCAAATCCAATTTCCTTCATAATCATCCAAAACTCAGCAGAAAAATAAATTCTACCACCTTTAGTTTGTCTATTTATTTCATAAGGAATATTTAAAGCCACACGACCATCATCTTTAAGCACCCTATAGGTCTCTCTTAACCATTCTCTAGTAAATTTCCAATACTCGGCAATTTCTTTATCGTCATCCCAACTATCATAATCAATACCAACACCATAAGGTGGGCTAGTAACCACTAAATCTATTGATTTTTCATTCATTTCTGACATCAGTTTTCTTCCGTCACCTGAATATATTTTATTTTTTTCCATTTTTTAACAAGGTATTTCTTTTATAGTTAATAATTCATCTTTTAAGTTTTGTAAGGCGATTTGATACCCTAAATTTATAGATAATTGCATTAATAGAAAATCATTGGTACCATTATTTGCTTCAGTAAAAGATTCTAAATATTCTCTTGTTGGTGTGGCCACAATTCCTCTATCGAGTTTAGTTAATTCTTGTTCGATGTAATCTAATGTTGTCTGATTCATAATTTAATTTTGGGTTTCTATTGTTTTAATTCTTCTATCTAAATACCATAAAGCTTTTTTCAAATCTTGAACAGGTGGGTTATCGTCTTTCTTACCACTTCTTATAATATATTTTAATACATTAAAAAGATACGCATCTTTATCTATTCCGGTCGCTTCAGCAATTTTAACGACCTCATACGGATTATCTTCACCCCCATAATGTTCAGGATGTGTTACTAGTTCTTTTTTATTCATCTACTTTTTATTTGACTTTAAGACATAATAACCTTTACCGTTCTCACTTTCAATAACAATATTATCATCAATTAATTTATCTAATAATACCTTAGTTTTTTCAATAGAGTCTTTTACTATGAAACTTGCAATATAGTTAATATGGATAGGTATTCTAAGTTTACCTTCGATTTTACTCATAATTGTTTTTGGTATATCATTCATAATTTTTTATATTTAATAATTAATTTTCCATTTATCGTAAGGTATCATACTGTAAGGATGTCTTTCGAAAAAAGTCTCATGTATGAAAGTATACTCATTTTCTTGCTTCTTATCAAGGTATGCCCCCCAAAATGATAGTGTCGAGTTAGATAAAATATGTCTATCACACATGCTCATCATATGAACCGCAATATAGGGGTCTTCATCAATATAAACAAATTTATGATTAGGGAAACCTAAAGTGTCTACGAAATTTTTGGCTAACTCTAAGTTATCTGAAAACACTAACACTTTATGGTCCTCCCCATACTCATTTAATATTTTACCAACCCACTCACCAGGTATTTTAGGTATATTAAAAAAGTTATCTTGTCTACCACCACCCATTCGTAAATGTAATGAAATACTTTTATCAAATAATTCCCCATAATTATATTCAATATAATTGGTTATATTTTTATCTGGATTAAATAAATTTAAGATGTAATCTCGTTGATGGTGCCAGTATAATTTATTAAAAAAATAACCTTGAAATAGATATGGTGGTTTAACTTTTTGTTTTAAGTCATAATAAACTCCTCCCTCACCTGTATCAATATCCCATCCAAGACTTTGGTCAAACCACCAATCAAAGGCGTTAGGTCTACTATCGAACCAAGGAAGTTGAGGGTAGACATCTCCAAATGAGATATGTGGGTCTTTTAATATGTGTCCACCCCATGGGTCAAAATGTATATTTCTACCATTTCGATTAAGGTGTACATTAAACTTAGAACTTTCTGATTGGTGTGTTGTCCAATAACCTATTAATGGGTCGTAACCCATTTCTTTAGCATAGACCATTAAGGTCGCTGCCTGGAACATCATATTACCTAAACCACCCGCTAATATAACCGATACAGTATTGTCGGTTACATTAACATCTTTAGGATTTTGTAGACTCATTAGTGACTATGGTTTATTTATTAATACCCATTTGTGACCAGAATCTAATTCAACACTTAATATAAATTCTTGGTCCCACATTTCAGGTTCAATTAATGATAAGAAATATTTTCCATCATTTCCATAATAAAGATGATAAATATGACCAATTATTGGCTCAAAAGAAAATTTAGATTCATAAACTATTTGATTTAATTTAACTTCATCAACTAAATTATTATACTCGTCCACCAGTTCTTGATACTTCTTATTAAACTTAGTTTGTATTTTATTTACGCTACTTTGTTTATATGATGAAATATCTTCAATTTTAATAACGGGTGCCGAAACACTACTACCGTATGGTAAAATATTTGCGTGGTACTTTTGATTATTTTCGTCCCACACAATATGGTCTGGTTTCTTAATTTTAATATCCGTCAAAACTTTATGATTTTAACTCTTGAATTTTAATCGTTTGGAATATGTAATTCATAATTTTTCTCTTAGCGATAGCTAATAATGAACCTTCTAATGGAAATTTATCCTCATACCTAACTCTAAATATTGGGAATGAACTTTCAATATTTAATAACATTTTATCTTGTTTAGAAGAATTAAAATGAGGTATTTTATTATAGTGTTGTCTAATTAATTTAACCATCTCATCTTTATCAGTTACGTCAATAACATTTCCTTGGTATATTTGTTTTACGTCACATTTATTCTCATTCGTTGTTTTAGTTATCGTATTAATTCTATATTGATACACATGTAATTCTTCATCATAAACCAAATAAAAAAACCCTATACCTGGTTTAGGTTTATTACTACTAAGATTATTAAAAACTATTTTTATAGTAATATTATCATATAGTAATGTCCATATAGATTTTCCAATCAAAAATAGGTCAGTTAATTTACTTTCAGAATACTTTATAATCTTTAATAACTCATCTTTAGTTTCTCCCACATAATTTAAATCATGGTATTTTAAGTCATCGATTAAAATTTCATCATCAATATCTTCAGGTTGTCGATTAAGCGTAATATATTTAGAGCGTTTCTTAATTGACCCAAGATTCGCTAAATGTACCGATAACTCCTGAAAAGATGGGTATAATTTAAAGTTATCAAAGTCCTTATCAACTTTATTAATGTAGTCTAATAGAACATATTGTTTGTGTTCTAAATCTATAGGTTCCTGTAAAATCCAATTTGTATCTAATCTCATATTCTCTTTAGTCTTCCTTTTTCCCAAACATTGTAGTTGGGTCCAATCTTGTACCTAAAATAAGGCGAAGTATCGGCTCTGTAAAGACTAACGAGTCCAGCATCTTTCATTGAACTGAACATTGTTGAGAGATATCCTGAAAATACTACTTGTTCAGGGTCTTTTTCTAAAACATTAAGTAAAAAGTCTCTCTTACTGGCTGGTTCGCCTTCATTCATTTGTCCAATAATATATTCTAAAAATTTAATATAAGCATTGTCAGGGTTATTACTTTCAAACCTATAATTGGAGTGAGAATTTACAGGGCTCCAAAATTTAAAACCCTCTTTATTTCCGACACTTAACTCTTCATGTAATTCAGTAATAAAGAAATCAAATAAATCCCTAATAATTTTATAGTTGGTATGTATAGTATTTTTACTTAATAAATGTCCTATACTATATGGGTCTGAATTTGAGTCAAGATATTCTACCATCTCATACGTAGGTCTTCTATCAATAATATTATGCTTTCGGGAGTAAAACATTATTTCATCACCGTTATCACTTGGCCTAATTGTAATCTCATCCACACCATATTTACCTACTATAGTACCTGGAGTATCATTATTACGATTTCCAATTATCTGAACTGGTTTATCGTAAAGTACGTATCTTCTTATTTTATTAAACTTAAAATTATTACTCCTTAAAAGATTGACTAACATAATTGCTTGATTTTTACTTTTATCAATCTTATGATTTTCTTGAATATCTTTTTCAATGGCATCAAATGCTGAGTTCGTTTTTAAAAACCCTAAAAGATTATTATTAAAATTATCTTTAGCGTCAAAAAGAGCATATTTATCCTCCTCTACATTATAATGAATAGCAATTTTATAATAATCATTATCTTTATTTAGATTTTTATATATAAAATAATACAAAGGACCTTTACCATTATAATGGTCAAATGCGTTACCTGTCTTGGCAGATGTACACCATTTAGTTCCCTGACCATAATAACATGAAGATTTTTGACTAAGTGGTTTAACTATTAAAACTTCAGAGTCTTCATAGACCTTTAAGGTGTCTGACTCCACCTTAGTTTTTTCTTCACTTTTCGTGTCACCATAAACTTCAATGGTATCAATTAAGTCTTGAATGTTTTTATATTGGTTGATATCTTTATACTTTAGATTCTGTCGTATTTTATCGAACCTTTCAAGATTATCTACCGCTTGTTGTAATGGTATATAAGTGTTACCAAAATCATCGAAATTTCTTTTAAGTGCCCAATCAACATATTTGTAATTAGTTCTCTTATTAAATTCATGGTCTATGAATTCCTCAACTTTTTTGCGTAAGTCTGGGTTCTCGTCAAAACGACTAAGTATAATTTCCCTTCTACCTTCTATTAATTGTAGTGATTTCATTATTCTACTCTAAATACGTGATACCATTCACCATTTATATCTACTTCGTTATCATTACCATCATAACTACTAAGAGAATTACCCACACCATCACTATCAATTGCCGATTCAAATAACGAATCCGTATCGATATAGTCATCTATACTTAAACCATGTTCTTCCATAGATTGAACCATATCAGACATAGCATCATCAACTCTACTATTAACTATATCCTCTATTTGTTCTACTGTTGGTTCACCTTCAGGGTCACCTTCAATATCATTTATTTCCTCATCAATTTCATTCCATCTATCTCCAGCTAACTCTACCTCATCTTCATTATATATATCATCTACATTTCTAGTTATCTCATCTAATTCCTCGGCCTCTTCTTTTAATTTTGCGATTAAAGATGTTTGTTCGTCTGAAAGTGGTAAGTCCTCTTGGTCAAAATATGACTCATAATTAGTACTAACATCGTCATCAAACATATCATAAAACCATTCTCTAACTTCCTGTTCATTAATATGACTTTCAATAAACCCTCGACTCCAACCATCAGCACCAGTATCGTCCCATAATTGTTGTTGATACACTTTAGCCGCCTCATAAACTTCGTCCCAATTTCCAACCGCCCATACGGTACCTTCCTCTTCAGAGCCGTACCATTCAAAAGTGGCTAAGTCGTAATGTGAATACGATGCCGGTATTAAATCGTAAATCGACTCATCTTCTTCCTCATCAACCTCAACACCATATTCATCTTTTATTACATCAAAAACCGCATTAGCTTTAAGTCCTTCTTCATCAGGTTCGTTTTCTAAGTTCCACAAATCATTTTCTTTTCTTGTTTCGGCATCAATCTTTAATCGTGCGATTCTCATTCGTTCCGCCTGTTTTCTTAACCTTTCTCTTTCTAATTTCGCGGCTTCTTTATCTTTAAAGATATTAATCTCTCTTTGATAGTTAGTATTAATGTATTTATCAATGGCACTTTGAATTTCGTCATATTCTGGCGTACCTAATATCCAACCCCCATTAAAAGATTTATCAGGAGCATCATAAAATGTTTTATCTCCGTCATACTTCTGTAGTAACGCCACTTTATAAAACTTATCATTACTTTTTGCCTTTTTATCTAAGATATAAAATAGTTTACCGTCAATATTGTAATTATCGAAATGTGATGAACCATTCATAGACGCGGTACACCACTTAGTTCCTGCACCATAGTAACAACTTGCCTTATGTGTTTGAGGGGTAACAACAGTAAAACGGTCATCTTCATATACAACATCTGCTCCGTCTACAGATTTAACAGTACGTCTAACTTTATTTTCATGATTATTAATTGCGGATATAATATCATCTAAACTTTTAAATTGGTTAATGTCTCTCGTCCCTAAAGCTTGTTGGTACTTAATAAATTTCTCAACCACTTTTTCGGCTTTACTCAAACTATATTCAAAGTTCTCATTAGGTATTACGTTACCTAAAAATGATAGGAACTTTTGGTTAGGTGCTAATTGTCTAGAAAGACTAAAAACTTTCTTAATCTGCTCATCAGAAAACTTATCTCTGAACATATTTAAAAAATCATCTTTTCTACTTTCGGATAAAACTTGACTAAGATTCATAATATTGTACTTTTAAGATAAATATAAATAAAAATAGATTATTACACAATTAACTGTTACTTATATTTATTAATATAAACTTTTTCAAAAAAATTATCAACTATGGGATGCGGATGTAAAAAAAACAAAAATACAGATACACAAAAACAAAACACTAATACGGTTAAAAGTACTAACACACAAACGGTTAAGGAGGCAATCAATAAAACGGTTGAGAAATATTACACTAAAAAATAATCACATAATTATTAGATATAATTATAAGGTGAGGTAAAACTCACCTTTTTTTATATTTATATGTAAACAACCTGCGATGAAAGAAAAAATTATTGAATTACTTAATGGTGGTCAATCAGAACTCGAATCATTTATTACTCGTTATTTTAATGATGATAAGTATAATTTTTTAGAAGTATTATCTAAACTTGGTCTATTAGATGAAGGAAGTAACGAAACTCTTTTAGAGTTATTTCCAATGTCATACTTAAAATACAAGTATCGTAATAACAAACTTAAGACCATAGATGAAATAGTTGGTCAATATAGTGACATTAAAAAAGTAGGTGATAAATATATTTTAATTCTCAATACTAGGTCTGACCTTAGTATCTTTTTTAAAGATGATGATAATGGTCGAGATATGAGTTCATCTGAAATGGTTAAAAATATTTTAGGGGAAGATTGGTTTGAACCATTTAACGATGTTACTTCAAATCTATATACAGATGTTATTGAAGAGTTAACTGAAAAAAATAAATTCTTAGTCGCTAAATCATTATCTACTGATTTATCTGGTGAATTAATTTCACCCGAAACTGAGTTATTAGAGAATATTGCCAAGGACCAAGGTCATCCTGACTATGTCGATGTAAAAGACCCTCTTTTAGTTATGGATATCTTAGAAGAAGATGAGTTATCATCTAAAGTTTTATTAGATGAATCATCCGAAGTCGCAAGTAACCTATACAATTTACACCATAACTCCTATAATACCGCTTATGTTGATGAAAGATATAATGAAGTTATGTCTGAAATTAAACATTTATTAGAAATAGATAATTCAGGTGATTGGGTGAGTAAGGAAATTAAAAACAGCGAAGGAGTTAAAGTTATATATGATTACACTATAGACGTAACTAAGTTTATACCTTACCTATTTAGTTCAATTTTTAACGATGAGTACCAAGACGATGATTATCGTAATGTATTTGAACACTGGGGTGACTTTGAAGACCTTACTAAAGAAATGATTAATGAGGATGTTATTGAAGGGTCATCTTTGGATAATAGGTATCATGATTATGCCGATTCCGATATGGTGAGAAAAAATCTTAATGATTTTATTGCTGATTACGTTTAAACGTATTCTCTAATTCAGTTAAACTAACCTCTTGAGTCTCCAAAATTGATTCTTGTTCTTTTATAGCTTCAAATAAAATTGATATCATTTCATCATATCTAACTCTATAACCATGTTCCTCATCACCATGTACTAGCTCAGGTAAAACTTCTTTTATTTCTTGAGCAATAACACCAATATCTTTTCTACCACCTTCTTGTAATATTTCACCATTTATACCTTCTTTTCTCCATATAAATTCTACACCTCTTAAATTTAGAGCTTTATCTAATGGGGTATCAATCTTTTTAATGTTAATCTTTAATCTTCTATCTGAAGAACTACCTATTGGTCCTTGAGCTCCGGTTGGTCCAATACCTCCACTCACACCTGTGTTACCTTTTTTACCCTTTATTCCTTGTGCACCTGTTGGACCTTTAGGACCTATAGGTCCTTGTGGTCCATCTATACCTTTTATTCCTTTTGTACCTGATGGTCCTTGTGGACCTTTACGACCTTTTAAACCTTTATCCCCATCAGGTCCTCCACCACCACTAACCCCCTGTGGTCCAGTTATACCTACTGGTCCTTGTGGTCCTCGTATTCCTTTTTTACCTTTTGTTCCTTGTGTTCCTTGTGTTCCTCTTACACCTGTAGGTCCTTGTGGTCCTCTTACTGTTGAAGTAATACCTTTATAACCTTTTAAACCTTTATCCGCTATAGGTCCTTGTGGTCCTTGAATTCCTATCCCTCCTTGATTACCTCTCGAGCCAACATAACCTTTTTGACCTTTACGACCTTTATCCCCTTTAAATGCTGTGGGACCAGTGGGTCCTTGTGGACCAATTTGTCCTTTAATACCTGTAGGTCCTGATGGTGCTTGAGTACCAATTAATCCTTTATTTCCTTTGTCGGTACTAGTATTACCCGCTGGTCCTGTTGGTCCTGCCGCCCCATTAGTTGCTTTAAGTCCCTCAGCTCCTTGAGGGCCCCTACCAATTTGAACACCTTTAATACCTGTAGGTCCTGGGTCCAAACTAGTTGGTCCTGTTGGTCCTGTTGGTCCTGGTGCACCTTGAGATAAGATAGAACCTTTTGGACCTATAGGTCCTTGTGGTCCTTTTGGTCCTTTTACACCTTTTAGTCCTTTAACATTACCCACCGGTCCTTGCGGTCCTTTATCTCCCTCTGCACCTGTACTGGCTTTAGCCCCAACTACCCCTTGTGGTCCTCTACCAATTTGAACACCTTTAATACCTGTAGGTCCTCTATCACTACTAGTTGGTCCAGTTGGTCCTGTTGGTCCTACTGCGCCTGTACTGGCTTTAGGTCCAACCACTCCTTGTGGTCCTAGACCAATTTGAATACCTTTAATACCTTGTGGACCTCTTTCAGTACTAGTATTACCTTTTGGACCTGTTGGTCCTACTGCTCCGGTACTAGCTTTAGGTCCAACCACCCCTTGTGGTCCTTGAATACCTCGTGGTCCTTTTTCACCTTGTGGTCCTTTATCTGTACTATTATTACCTTGTGGTCCAGTTGGTCCTTTTGGTCCTTGGGTTGCTGTTGGTCCCTCAGCCCCTTGAGGTCCTCTACCAATTTGAATACCTTTAATACCTTTTGGACCTTTTGGTCCTTGGTCAGTACTTGTCGGTCCTTGGTCTCCCGATGTCGTGTTTGTAATCCCTTTTGGACCTTTTGGTCCAGTTGGTCCAGTTGGTCCTTTTGGTCCTATGTTAGGTCCTTGTGGACCTTTTTGTCCTTTGTCTATTGAAGTTGGACCTGTTGGTCCTCCCGACCCAGTCAATCCTTTCGGTCCTCCATCGCCTACACCTCCTTGGGTTCCTTGTATTCCTCTTGGCCCCTTAGGTCCTTGTTCACCCTTATCTGTATTTGTTGGACCATTTGGTCCTTGTGGTCCCTTAAACCCTTTATCTGTTGTTGTTGACCCTACCGGTCCTTGTGGACCTGTTGGTCCTTTTATTGATAGTCCTTGTGGCCCTAAGGTACCTCTCAACCCCTTTGGTCCTACAGGTCCTTTAATACCTATTGGTCCCTTATCTGTTGAAGTTGGGCCTTGTAATGCAACCGGACCTTCAGGACCTATTGTACCTACTGCCCCTTTTGGAGATATGCCTTGTTCACCAGTTATACCTTTTAATCCTTTTGGTCCACCAATTCCTGTATCTCCTTGTTGTCCCTTATCCGTACTTGTAGGTCCTTGTGGTCCTTTATCTGCGGTGTCACCAATGAAACCTTTTTCATTAACACCGATTAAACCTTTAAGTCCTTTTTCACCTGTGTTACCTATAGAACCTTGTGGACCTTTTAGTCCTTTATCAGTTGAGGTATTACCTCGTAACCCTACAGGTCCTTGCTCTCCTTGTCCACCTTGACTAACGGTAGATTGTGAACCTATTAACCCTTTAATCCCCTTTATACCAATTAAACCTTTTAATCCTTTAGTTCCTTTATCCGTACTTGTAGGTCCTTGTAGTCCTTGGTCTCCTCCTGAACCTAAACTACCTTTAGGTGAATCACCTATAACCCCTTTTAAACCTTTTAATCCTTTTGGTCCTACTGGTCCTTTTGGCCCGGTTGGTCCTTTTACTGATACGGGACCATCAGGTCCAATATCTCCTTGAGACGCGATTAAACCTTTTTCGCCCTGTATACCTATATTACCTTGTGTATTTTTAGGTCCTTTAATACCTGTAACACCCTTTAATCCTTTTAAACCTTTATCTCCTTTATCTGTAGATTGAGTACCTCTTGGTCCTGTCGGTCCTTGTGGTCCTTGAATACCTATAACCCCATCAGGTCCTATTTCTCCTTGTGGACCAGTTAAACCTTTTACCCCTTTTGAACCTATTGGTCCGGTATCTGCGTTTGGTCCGGTAGGTCCTTTGTGATTTTCCTGACCCTGCGTAGCTCTAACACCTTTTCCTCCTTGTGGTCCTTGAGTACCAAGTACACCTCTAACACCTTTTAATCCCTTAACTCCTTTAATCCCTTTCTCTCCCTTATCAGGTGATGTTGGTCCTTTTGGTCCTGTAGGTCCTTGGGGTGAGTCCCCTCCAATTTCGCCTTGTGGTCCTTGAGATGGTTTTAAACCTTTTAAACCTTTAATACCTTTTAAACCTATTGGTCCTTTGTTACCTGTATCCGTAGATGTCGGACCTTTTGGACCTGTAGGTCCCTTTATACCTTGACTTCTATTTGATGGTTTATCACCTTTTAAACCTTTTGGTCCTACAGACCCTTTAGTCCCTTCACGACCTAAAAGACCTTTTTGACCTTTTTCAGAATCATTACCTGTTGGACCTTGTCCACCTGTTGGTCCTTGTGGTCCATCAACACCTTTTTCACCTTTTCGACCTTCTAATCCTTTGGCTCCGCTCTGTCCCTTAATCCCAGTATTACCTTTTGTACCTGTTGGTCCTTGTCCACCTTTTAATCCCTTATACCCTTTTAGGTTATGTGTATCACCAACCCACTCACCACTAGAATTAACAACCATAGTTGTCCCAACATATAATTCACTATTAACCACATTAACCTCACCCGGCAATAATAGAGGACTTGTACTATCAACTATTTTAAAGATATCTGTCGAAGATTTAAATATTAAATCTCCCGTAGTGTCTATCTCAATAGTATAGTCCACACCTGTACCACTAAAAATTATATGTGGATTAGTATTTAAAGTACTCCCAGTAGGGTATATTATTATATTAGCCATTAATCAATCTGTGTTCTTAACCAGTTTATTTGTTCTTCGATATCTTCAATAAATAGTTGGTGGGCCTTAATCGCTTCAATAATTAATGCGTTTAGTTTAAAATATTTAATAGCTAAATAACCATCGTCCCTCTTATAAACTACCTCAGGAAATAATTCTCTAATTTCTTGAGCTACCATACCAATCGAATGTAATTGTTTTCTTTCTTTTAAGAAATCATAACCTGAATATTTTTCATTCCAATCATATTCAGTAACATTAATGTTAAGTAATGAATATAATGAATTAGAAATTGTTTTAATACCTGATTTCATTCTTTCATCTGAGGACATACAAGACCCACATGTTTTTAAACTACAATTACCAAATTTTGCTCCACTGTTGTGTGACCACGTAAATAAACTCGTATTTGCATGGTCTTGGTCCCATATAGTTATACCGGCTGTTACGGTACACTGAAGAACAAGTCCAGTGGTAAGACAGGTGGTGCAGGAATTACTATCATATAAATAAGAAGATGCAGTTAACGCCCCTGAAGTAGGCGAATAAAGTACATTCGAAGTTCCTATACCACAAGGAGTATTCCCAGTTCCAAGACAAGTACTACAGTCAACACCCTTACCTGATGCTGTGTATACTGTATGTGCGTAACAACTTGTTGCGGGAGGTCCTTTAGGTCCTTTTAAACCTTTTAAACCTTTTTTACCTGTTGCTCCTTGTGGGCCTTTTAGTCCTGTTGGACCTTTTTTATTTACTGGACCTTTAAGTCCTTTATAACCTACGGCCCCTTTTCCTCCTTGCGGTCCATATTTACCTTTTGGTCCTTTTGGTCCAGTATTCCCGTCTACTCCTCGAACACCTTTAAAACCTTTATCCCCATCAGGTCCTCTATTACCCGTCACCCCTTTATAACCTTTAACCGTTGAAGACGTTCCTTGAAAACCTAATTCACCTGTTGGTCCCACAGATGAACTTTGGTTACCTATTGGTCCTTTTGGTCCTCCATTACCTTGTGGTCCTTGACCACCTCTTGGACCTTTAAGTCCTTTATAACCTTTATCTGTTGATGTTGGACCTGTTGGTCCTACAGATGAACTTTGAGACCCTGTTATTCCTCTTACACCACCATTCCCATAAGGACCTTGTGGTCCTTTTAACCCTTTTGGTCCTTTTGATGTTGAATTTGGTCCTGTTGTACCTTTAGTTCCCTTATCTGTTGATGTTGGTCCTTGTGGTCCTGTAAAACCTTTATACCCGTCTGGTCCTTTTAATCCTTTAACTCCTTTATCTGCGGATGGACCTGTTGGTCCCTGAAGACCTGTTGGTCCCTGAGCACCTGTAGTAGTTCCTTGTGGCCCTTTAGGGCCTTTAGGGCCTTTAGGTCCTTTATATCCTTTATATCCTTTATCTGCGACTGAACCATTTGGTCCTTTTGGTCCTTTAAATCCTTTTACTGTTGAAGTCACTCCTTTTGTTCCTTGAGGACCTCGAACACCTTTTAATCCTTTAATACCTTTAAACCCTTTAAATGCGATTGGACCGGTATCTCCTTGAGGTCCTGTTGGCCCCTGAGCACCAGTAGTAGTTCCTTGTGGTCCTTTAGGACCTTTATACCCTTTTGGTCCTTTAATCCCTTTTAATCCCTTAAACGCGGTTGGGCCAGTATCTCCTTGTGGTCCTGTTGGTCCCTGAGCACCAGTAGTAGTTCCTTGTGGTCCTTTAGGACCTTTAAGTCCTGTAACACCTTTTAATCCTTTTAATCCTTTAAACGCGGTTGGGCCAGTATCTCCTTGTGGTCCTGTTGGCCCTGATGATGGGGTTATAAGTCCTTTTGGTCCTTTTGGTCCAATATCCCCGTCTGTACCTTTTAGTCCTTTTAATCCTTTAAATGCGATTGGACCTGTTGGTCCCTGAGCACCTGTTGGTCCCTGAAGACCTGTAGTAGTTCCTTGTGGTCCTAAATCACCTAATATCCCTTTTCTACCTTTTAAACCTTTAGAACCTTTTAATCCATCCGTAGCCCTTAAACCTTTTGGTCCTTCTAATCCTTTATAACCTTTAGTTGTAGAATTATCACCTACGTCACCTTGTGGTCCCTTAAACCCTTTTACACCTTTAAAACCTTTATCTCCGTCAGTCGCACGAATACCTTTAACTCCTGTTGGTCCGGTTGGTCCCGATAACGTACTAATTAATCCTTTATCACCTATTACTCCCTTCAGACCTTTAATCCCTTTTGGTCCTTCTAATCCTTTCTTACCTTTAAACCCTTTAAACCCTACAGCCCCTTTTAATCCTTTTAACCCTTTAGTACTATCGGGTCCGATAGGTCCTTGGTCACCTGAAGGAGCAATTAAACCTTTTGGTCCCTGTACACCTTTAATACCCTTATAACCTTTTTGACCTTTTTGACCTTTAAGACCCTTAATACCTTTATTTGCTGTTGGTCCCACATCTCCGTCAATACCTTGGGGTCCTTTTGGTCCTTGTGTAGCAATTAAACCTTTATCCCCATCAGGTCCTTTAACACCTTTATATCCTTTTACTCCTTTTAATCCTTTTGTACCCTTATCCCCTTGAGGTCCTCGTTGACCTTTTTCTCCATCTATACCTACTACACCTCTGTTACCAGTGGGTCCTTGTAACCCATTAATTCCTATTATACCTTTTGGTCCTATTGGTCCTTGTACTCCTTTTATACCTTTAATACCCTTGTCGGCCCCTTCTCCATCTGCTGAAATTGGTCCTTTTGGTCCTTGGTCGGCAACGCTTCCTTGTGGTCCTTGATTACCTAATAAACCTTTTTTACCTTTTAACCCCTTTAATCCTTTATCACCTTTATTACCAATATCTCCAGTGTCTGCGATAGGACCTTTTGGTCCTTGGCTACCTTGTGACGCAATTAAACCTTTAAGTCCCTTTACTCCGATAATCCCTTTACTACCTATCTGACCTTTAAGTCCTTTACTACCTTTATCTGTAGACGTTATACCTCTATTACCTACTGGTCCTTGGTCTCCTCCTGAACCTAAGGTACCTTTAGGTGAGTCACCAATTAAACCGTTACTCCCTCTAAACCCTTTAGGTCCAACAACTCCAATCTGTCCTTTTGGTCCTTTTAAATCACCTATAGGTCCGTCTACACCAACAGAACCCTTTGGACCTACATCACCTTTTAATCCGTCATCCGTATCAAGACCTTTAGACCCTTTAGGTCCTTTTAATCCTTTTATACCTTTAATACCTTTAATACCTTTATCATTACCAGTAAGTCCTTTGAGTCCTTCATCTCCCAAGTCACCTTTTAACCCATCGGTCCCTTGACTAGCTTGTGGACCTAATAACCCTTTTGGTCCTTTAATACCTACAGTACCCTTGAGTCCGACTTCTCCTTTATTAGTCCCTACAGGACCTTGGCTCCCTTTACTGGCAACAAGACCAGTAGGCCCATTGACTGAAATACCAATTAACCCTTTTAAACCTTTTAAACCTTTTAAACCTTTTAAACCTTTTGGTCCAACAGAACCCTTTTGTGAATCAGGGCCCGGTAGACCTACATCTCCTGGTGATGCTTGTAACCCCTTTATACCTGTTGGTCCTTGAATTCCTTGTGGACCTTGACCGCCCTTAAGACCCTTAAGACCCTTAAATCCTTTATCTCCAACAATACCTTTATCGTCACCGAAATTACCTTTTAACCCTTGTTCACCACGTATACCTTGTGTACCCTGACTACCCTGTACACCTTTATTACCTAATAACCCCTTTAAACCTTTATCTCCGTTAGTTCCAGGTAAATTTACAGGGTAACCTTTCCAATTACCTAAATTATCAATTAATTCGTTACCATTTCCCATTTGTACCGAATCGGAAGGCATGAACTTCATGTTATCAAGCTCTAAGTTTGAACTTATTTTAAAGTCATTACCTAAATGAGTGTTAAAATTTAATTCACCGCCACTATAATCAATACTAATCTTAGTGCTACTAGCACCTGAAAAATTTATAGTCCCCCCTGTTGGGTTTATTTTAATATCTTTACCCATTTAAAATTTCTGATTTTAATAAGTTAATTCTGAGTTTTATTTTATCTATACGTGTATTTTGTTCCTGTAAAGAACCAATACCAATAGATACTAATTTACCGTACTCAAGTTTTAGGTAACCACTTTCACTAGTAAATACTACTTCAGGTATTACTTCTCTAATATCTTGAGCAATAAATCCAATATCATTACCTATTCCACCATCAAACTTAGTAACATCACCTTTCCATGTAAACTTAACCCCATTAATTAATTTTAATTTACTTAAATTACCTTTAAGTGTTTTAATATTATTTTTTAATCTCTTATCCGATGCCGGCCCTTGTGGTCCTTGCGGCCCTTGTGTACCTTGTGGTCCTTGACCACCAGTTGGTCCTTGTACACCGGTTGAACCTCCATCACCAATCAGACCTTTGATACCTTGACCACCAATATTACCTTGTGGGCCTGTTGCACCTTCTGGTCCTTGAATACCTTTAGGTCCTTGGTCTCCTCCCCCACCAGTTAGTCCTATTGGTCCTCGTGGACCTTTAGTGACTGAATTAGCTCCGGCAGTACCTTGTAGACCTCTGTCGGTACTTGTGGGTCCTGTTATTCCTCTTGCACCTTTTAAACCTTTTTCCGTTCCTTGTGGTCCCTTATACCCTTTAACCGTTGAATTACTTCCGATTGGTCCTTGATATCCTTGTTGTCCACTACTACCTTGTGGTCCTTTAATTCCTTTAAGTCCTTTAAATCCTTTTACTGTTGAAGTTGGCCCTTTAGGTCCTGTAGGTCCAGTATCTCCGATACCACCTCCAGCAGATTGAGGTCCAATTAAACCTTGTGGCCCAACTGCTCCTTGTGGGCCTAAAACACCTCTAAGACCTTTAAGTCCTTTATCTCCTACTCCGGCAATTAAACCTCTCACACCTTGTGTACCTATAGTTCCTCGTGTCCCCTTTTTACCTTTAATCCCTTTAAGTCCTTTATGACCTTTAGTTGAGTTAGTTGGTCCTTGTGGTCCTTTTACTGTTGAAGTTGCACCTATTAGTCCTTGTGGTCCTCGAAAACCTTTTAATCCTTTTGGTCCATCAACTCCTTGTGGTCCTTGTGGACCTCTTTCACTACTAGTTGGACCTGTTGGCCCCATTAATGTTGAAGCTGACCCTTGTAAACCTATTACTCCTTGAGTACCTTGATTACCTTTTGGTCCTTTTACTCCTTTTAACCCTTTATGTCCTTTAGTTGAGTTAGTTGGGCCTATAAAACCTTTTACTGCGGAAGCGACCCCTCTTGCTCCTTGTGGGCCTAATGACCCTTGATTACCTTTTGGTCCTTTTACACCTTTAAGACCCTTAATACCTTTAGTTGAGTTAGTTGGTCCTATAAAACCTTTTACTGTTGAGGTATCACCAATACTTCCTTGAAGACCTAACGACCCTTGACTACCTTTTGGTCCTTTTACTCCTTTAAGACCCTTAATACCTTTGATAGTTCCAGTAATACCTTTTTGTCCTTTTACTGTTGAAGTAGTACCTTTTGGTCCTTGTTGTCCTCCTGTTCCTTGTGTCCCTTTTTTACCTTTAATCCCTTTAAGTCCTTTAAGTCCTTTAGTTGAGTTAGTTGGTCCTTGTGGTCCTTTAAGTCCTTTTTGAGCTTGGTTACCCAATCCACCTTGTGTACCTTTTTGTCCTTTATCAGTAGATTGTGGCCCAATTAAACCTTGTGTACCGGTTAAACCTCTTGTATTATTACTTAAACCTGTTGGTCCTTTGGCTGCTTGTACACCTATACCCCCTTGTGAACCTCTTTGACCTTTATCTAAAGATGTTCCTCCTTGCGGTCCTTTTATACCCTTTAACCCTTTTAAGTCACCTTGTGGGCCTCTTTGACCTTTAGATGAGGATATTCCAGTGTTACCTATCGACCCTTTTGGTCCATCAACTCCTTGTGGTCCTTGTGGACCCTTTAAACCTACAGGTCCCGCACCAGTATAAAACAGACCCTTTAATCCTTTTAAACCTTTAGGTCCCTTATCTGTTGATGTTGGGCCTTGATTAGTCCCATCACCTTGTGGTCCCTGATTTCCTCGTATACCATTACTTGATTGAGGACCATTAGGTCCTTGTGGTCCTTTAAGACCTTTAATACCTTTAATACCTTGAGTACCTTTATTTCCGATGTCAATACTAGTTACTCCACGTCCACCTTTATTACCTACGATAGCTTGGTTACCTATATTACCTATAGAACCCTGAACATTTTTCGGCCCTTTTGGTCCAATAACTCCTTTACTACCTTTTGGTCCTTGTCCCCCCGTTAACCCTTTTAAACCTTTTAAACCTGTTGGTCCTTGTGGGGCAATGAGACCTTTTTGACCTTTTTGACCATCACCACCTTCAATCCCTTTAACTCCTTTTTTACCTTTAACTCCTTTAAGTCCTTTATCTCCAATGTCATCACCTTTAGGTCCGATAGGTCCTATTGGTCCTTGAGTGGCAATATTACCTTGTAGTCCTTGTGTCCCTCTACCTGGTTTAGGTCCTTTTAAACCTTTAACCCCTTTTAATCCTTTATTACCTATAGGTCCCACATCTCCTGATGTTGCTCCTTGAATTCCTTGATTACCTTGGACCCCTTGAGTACTCGGATTCGGCTGATTACCTTGGAACCCTTTTGGTCCTTTTGTCCCTTCTACTCCTTTTAATCCTTTATTTCCTTTATTTCCTTCCACACCTTTAGTCCCTAAAGGTCCTTGTGGTCCTTGGTCTCCTGAAGTAGAGATGAACCCTTTTGGTCCGTCAACTCCTTTTACCCCTTTTACCCCTTTTACTCCCTTTATACCTATAATACCTTTTAAACCTTTTAAACCCGTAGGTCCTTTTGGCCCTTGTGGACCTATTGGTCCTTTTGATGCTGTTAGACCTATTGGTCCTTGTGGTCCATCTATACCTTTAGGTCCTTTTAGTCCTTGTGGTCCTTTCACTCCTTTAAGACCCTTATACCCAATAACTCCATCTTCAGAAACTGGCCCTTGTGGTCCAATTATTCCTTTTTGACCTTCTAACCCTTTAATACCTTTGACACCTTTTGGTCCTTGTGGACCTTTAAGTCCCTTACTACCTTTATCACCAACAATACCTTTATCAGAGTCATCACCTTGTATACCAATCAGACCTGTTTGTGCCGTACCACCTATAACACCTTTTAAACCAACCTCACCTTTTAAACCTGTTGAACCTGTAGGTCCACGATTACCTTTATCTCCTGATGTTGGTCCTTGTAAACCTTTTAATCCTTTATCACCATCCCCACCAACTACGGATGTACCGATAGGCCCAAGTGCTCCTCGACCACCTTGTACGCCTTTAGCTCCTTTTGAACCTTGTAAACCTACGGCACCTTGTAGACCTATAGGTCCACCACCGCCAGTTATACCTTGCTCACCCTTATTGGCACTACCACCTGTGGGTCCAATATTACCTTTAAGACCTACGACACTTCCTTTCCACCCTCCAGTATCAGTAATAGTACCAACACCATTAAATGACATATCATTACTCAAACGAATCGAACCTTTTATATTTGTTCTATCCTCACCAATAACCACTAAATTACCACCGTGAGTTTGACCTGAAAATTCTAAAGTACCATCATTATTAACATTCAACGAAATAATGTCACCACTAGTGTTTTCAAAAATTATATAAGGTAGTGTCGTACCTGTCGGTTGTGGTACAATTTTAATGTTTTTAGCCATTTGTCTAATTAAAAAGATTTATCTTACTTTATAAATACTCACAAAAAAGTTTATTAACTGTTTTAAATACCCATTTGTATTTATCATTCAACTTTTTTTTCATATAATACAATTAATAAATATTTTAAAATCGTATAATATGTCAAACCATATAGTAGAAACTTATTCAAGAGGTGAAAATCTTGCAAATCTATTAGTAAATAAAGTAATTACTGAGATAGATAAGGAAACAAAAAACCATAAAACAAACATACAACTAATCAATAACGGTAACTTTATCGTGGTTAGAGGTAATACCACTCATAAAACACCTATAAACTTATCTAAATTATTTATTTCATATTATGAAAAATTATTTAACAGACAAATAAACTTAAATGTTGTTGACCTAATTGAGTATGGTCAAAATATTTCCGAGGAACCAATTTATTTTAAAAAAACATTTAATAAAAATAATTTTATCGAGTCAATAAAAAAACAAACCTACGAAGATACTTTGGATGGTAAGGACTATAGGTTTACCGCATGTACAAATCTAAATCTTATTTTAACTAAGAATGACTTTAATAAGGAAACGGTAGGTGATGTTTTAGAAAATTTTAAAGATTATGTTATCATCAAAAATAATAATCTTATTGAAACATTTCAATCATCTCAACATTATGGTAAAAATTTAAAAAGTAGTAAAATTTTTGAGTCGTACTTTAATTATATTGTTTATAATATTTTTGAAAGAGGATTGTGTAGTGATTTAACTGTTGAGTTTTTTAGTGAGTCTGAATTCGATTTAATTAGTTGGGAGAATTTAACCATTAAAGTAACATCGAATACTTTGATTACAAGTACCGAATGGTTAGAGTCGTTAATATTAGATTTATTTACATTTAACCCTAACGATATTATCAGTCGATGGGATTTAAATGAGTATGATTTCGAAGAAGAAATTATTAGCACTCACAACATTTGGAAAATAAAAGATAAGGTTGGTGAAATGATACTATTTTAAGTATTGTTTCACCTTCACCATTGCCTCATTAATATCTTCGAAGTCATCATCAGGAACCATTAAAACAACATCTGATGTTTCATTTTTTTCGTTAACCGATAATAACATAAAGGCAGGTATAAATTCATTACCTGTCGCTTCAACAAATAAGTCATACTCTTTTTTATATTTATCGATATCTCTACCAATAAATTTAATTTTTGATTTTTTTAAACTTTCTTTCATGTCATCACAATGTGAACATCCTTTCATTGTGTAAAGTATTACTTTTTTCATTTTAATATTATTACATTATTTATTAAATTAAGTTAACCATTTCCATAATTTGACTTTCTGGTACCATACCAACTTTAGTAGTAACACTTTTACCATCTTTAAATGCTATTAAAAAAGGTATTGACTTAACATTTAATGAAGCCGCCATTTCATTGTCCGACTCAATATTAAATTTATATATACTAACTTCATGATTTTCACTAACTAATTTATCGCTAACTTTTTCAATCACTTTCCCTAACACCCTACATGGTCCACACCAATCCGCGTACATATCAACAATAAATTTCTCACCACTGTTAATTTTTTCTTTTAATTCTTTAGAATCTAATACTCTCATTTTATATTGTTTTAAATTTTTTATAACTTTGTAAGAAAAATATCATACTATCAGACGAACTTTCTTTACATATAGTATAGAACTTATAAGTATTCTCATCTTTTCGTTTAATAAAATATAAATAACTTAATGTGTCATTGAATTTAATAAGTCCCTCATTTAAAGACACATTAAACCCATCAAATTTCTTATGTGACCACACTAAACTATTATTCGCCAATAACCTTTTTAATGATTCGTCACTGTAGAAGTCAGTTTCAATAACTGTTGATAAAGTGTGAGCTCCTTTACCTATTAAGGTGTTAACATGGGTTAACACTTCTTTAGGTAAAAGATACTCTTCTTTATTTTTTAAGTGATTTTTTTCCATTACTCAGCATCTCTTTCTAATGGTTCGGTCAGAATCATTTCTCTAACCTCATCACTTACTTTTACGTCGCTATACATATTGTGTAAGGTTTTATGTAACTCTTCCGCATGAATAATAGATTCATTAATAATATTAATTATTCGATAAGGGTCCGCATTTGATGCTGGTCTTCTATCTTCAACATATCCTTTCCATTCTTTTTCAGTTGATATTGGGACTCTAATAGATGCCCCTCGGTCAGATACTCCCCAACTAAACTTATGTATTGATTGTGTTTCATGTTCACCTGTTAATCTCATATCATTAGATGAACCATAACACTTAATATGTTCCATATGTCTTGATTCGAATATTTTAAAGATTGAATCAAAGTAAGTTTTTCCACCTTCTTCTCTCATTTTTGTATTTGAGAAGTTACAGTGTAATCCCGAACCATTCCAATCACCAGTAACCGGTTTAGGGTGATACTCAATATTAAATCCATAGTCCTCAGACATTTGATTTAATATGTACCTTGAAACCCATAAGTCATCACCTGACTTTAATTTACCTTTTCCTAGTACTTGATATTCCCATTGACCTAACATTACCTCAGCATTTGTACCCGTAATTTCGATACCTGCCATAATACAGTTTTCCATATGTTGTTCAACAAAAAGTCTACCGTTAACCTGACTATTACCAACACCACAATAGTATTTACCTTGTGGTTCAGGGAAACCATCTTTAGGGAAACCAATCGGTTTTCCTTCTTTCATAATCGTATATTCTTGTTCAAATCCAAACCATAAATCAGTTTCATCATCACTATCTAGTAAAGCTCTAGTGTTTGAGTCGTGTGGTAAACCATCAGGATTAAGTACCTCACAAAAGACAAGATAAGAATCCAACATACCTTTATTAAGTGGGTTAGGATATAACCTAACAGGATTTAAAGTACAGTCTGAAAAGTTACCTTCCGCTTGTTTAGTGGATGAACCGTCAAACCCCCATTGAGGACAATCATTTAATGATACTCCATGTAATTTCTTACCTTTTACTTCATGTAATTTAGCGTCAACTACTTTTACCTTGCTTCTTAAGTTTGGTTCGGGACTATACCCGTCCAACCATATATATTCTAACTTTATTTTCATATTATTCTGTTTCTGTTAATTTATCGATTGGTTCGCCGTCACTGATAACTAATTCGTGACATAGTTTAAGTAGCGATTGTTGGTTATCATACAAACTCTCATAGAATTCTTCAGATGTCTCATCATACTTTTCATCCTCCCAATCCATATCATCAAGGGGATTTTCAATATCATTATCCTCTTCTTCCCAAATACATGGAGTACCATCCCTATCTTTTTTAATTACAATAGCACCAATCGGACTGTAAGTTTCATCTTCGTATGTTACTTCAATTTCTACATTCTCATCTAACTTAACACATAGGTTATATAAATGAATAAAGAATTGTTTAGGTGGGTACCATGCCGATTCAATTGAGAATTCACCCTCATCTATAGCATCATACAGTGTAGTCCATTTAGAACCTAAATTTTCATTAGACCATGTGTTCAAAACTCCTCGGTCTTCAGTTAATTCAACTTCATTATAAAATGCCGTTGCAAATGCAGTAACAGGGGAGTCACTATTATTATCATTTACTTTGTCAACCAATGAATCGATTAACTTTGTTACTTCTTCGTTACCTTTAACGGTAACGGCACTTTTTAAATTGTTAGCCATATCTTATTTATTAATATTCGTTTTCTCCGTATGCTAATGGTTGGAAACCACCTGTCTTTGTCCACTCCTCATTTGGTACACCTACCTCAATAGATGAGTCCTCACCTTTATTGCGTGAATCAAAGAACTCATTTTCAACATAAGCCTCTTCCATACATAAATCATATACCGCATCCTCACCATAAACTTCTTTATTAGTTTCGTTCTCATAGAATTCGTATTCATTCCACACATTGTTTTGTAGATAGTTTACTAATTCTTGTTCCGAATCACCTTCATATGGTGGTACACATTTTCTTAATGCTTCTACATTAACCTCAATTGGTTTACTCGCCGATGAGATTGTCCAACTCTCAATTTTACGGACGTAAATTTTTTCTGACATATTTTTATTTATTAATTTAGATTTAATTTAACTCACTAAATTATAATCATAAAAAAAGAGGTAGTCAACCTACCTCTTATACTTTATTTACATTAAAACGGTAAATCAATATTTGTTATCTCATCCATTTCATTATCATTATCCCAAATAAGTATAACACCATCATACAAAGACTTTCGTTTTAGGGTATAACCACTTCGATATACCTTGGTTAGTTCGGGCGTCTGCAATATTTTACTACGATATAGTGAACTAACTTTACCGTCTAAAATCTCTAAAGGTGTTTCCCACATAGTTGATAATTGACTATTTTTACTGCCCATTGATTGGACCCGTTTTACTGTATCACCAATAAATCGATACTCTAATGTCGCCCTTATTTTACTTTCCATATCCCCAACCCTTAACGATATAATAATATTGTTTGGAAATTCGATATACGTTCTAACACAATTTTTTTGAGTTTGAGACTCTTCATTATATTCTTCACTAGTTAATAATACATTGGGGTAATATTCAACCCCCACTAAATCGGTTATAGCTTCACTAACGTTATTTTTAAAATCCTTTCCATAAAATCTAGTCACTTCACCCTTTTTATAGGATTGTAACAATTCCGATAAGTCATAGTGCTCATCAGTAAATTCCTCAGGTGTCTTAAACTTAATTTTAAATAAATGTTTGTATTTATTTTCTAACTCAGTAACCATTCTAAGGTGGTCAATAATTAAATGTAATTTAACCCCCATATTCATTATGGTTACAATCCTTCGTCTATCCTGATTACTTATATTGAAATTAACATTATCGGTCGGTATTTTAAATTCACTTGAAAAATACATATCTCCTTTAGTGAAAACCCCATCGTTTAAGTTATTAAAATAATTTACACCTAATAAATTATATAACTGAACTAAAGTTATAAAATCGATATTATGACCTTCGTTTAATATTTTTCGTACTTTTTTACCTCCTAAATTATTTATAGACATAAATAAAGACACAACATTAATATGTTTCTTTAATAGTTTTTTAGTTATAGATAAATTAGAATATTCCCTATGATTATTAGGGTACTTAAACCCATTCACTTCTAAATATAACTGGTGGAATTTATGTTCTAATTCTTTTCCGTTGATTTTTAATTTAATACCACTTTTATCAATTATGATATTTAAAAACATACTTAGTATGTCATTAGAGAAGTCTCCGTAGTCCAATTTTAATGAATCATTATTTTTAATTCCATCCATTAACGATGAGTCTCTAAGGTTTCTTCTAATTTCTAAATTCAAAGAACTAAAGGGATGGTTATGGAAATCATTAACCCTAATCCTCTTACTTAAAATCATCTTATTTTTTTTACGAATATTACCCGTATAAAAATTCTTACTTTTTAAATTATAAGTTATAAATGTTAAACTTTTTCTAACCCTAAAGAATCTTGAACCTACCCTTCGGTTTCTAAATGTCGTATATAGTTTACATGAAATCTTATCACCGTATTCTTCAACAACAATAATGGTTTTTTCCGCGTCGAGACCAACTCCTATATTAGCGTAGTTTTTTGTGAAATTTTCTTCATTAATATTGGTTTGACCAATTTCTTCCCAATACCCATATTTGTGGTACAATAGATGTTTTTGAGATAAACCATCTTTAATAGAGGTGAGAGTATTATTATCGTTTTTATATTTAACTATGGTAAACTTATCTAATACTTTTTTATAATGTGTAGTCTTTTCGTCCATAGACGTAAAGGTAGTTGAAATAAAATAATAAAAAAAGAGAATTTAGATTATTCCGCCATAGTAATTAGTGTTAGACATTTGGGTCCTATAACCATAAGTTTTTAAGTTATCACTTAGTAAAATATCCCAATCACCATCTTCATAGTCTTTACTACCTAAATAAAGTGAACTAACACAGAAAGGTATTAAATCATTTTGGATTATATGTATACCAAATGTGTTCTCCACGTCCCACACCCCACTCTTACTGTAAGACCTATACAAATCTTTTTCTTTAGAATTAAAATTAACCCAGTCACTCCCTTCTTTATGAATCATAGGTGTTATAATACCTTGACACTCGTTAAGTAATAATTGTATAGATTTAATATTCCTAAAGATATGATTAGATTCCATCATAATAACATAGTCTGTTTTATTATATGAATTTATAAGGAAGTTTTTTCTTGATGTTATTTTTCCATCACTATGCTTAGTAATTTTAAAATCTTTAAATAATTTGGAGTATTTTTTACTAAACATATTAACTTTGTACGTATGTTTAATATCACTATAAGTAATATGAAGTATAGTGTTTTTCTTAGGGTAATTTAAAAACCTAATATGGTCAAAAGTCTGATTGATATCCGGTACTTTCTCATCTAAGAATAAACCAATGGTAATATCATGTGTCATTTCTATAATATTAGATTTATCTTCATCTATTTTTAACGAATTAAAATTCAATGGTTTTTTGAATAATTTTTTATAATAATTATTCAGCTCATTTTTAACTGTCGGACCTCCATTAGCATGTAATATTAATGGGTACTGTTTGGTTACCTTATTAAAGGTTTTACCACTAATAAATGTTAAATCATCTAAAGATTCGTTCATTGTTTGAAACAAAAATTGATTATAATCTAAAATTATATTTTTATCTCCCTTTAAGTCTTCGAAGTATCTTTCAGTATAATATAATTGGTCATCATACTCATTACTCACCTCAACCTCATTAATTAACTTTGAGATGTGGTCGCCGTACCCAATAAACCCACCTGAGTTTAAAAACTTATATTCTGTTGGTGAGTTTGGGTATTTTTCTTTTAATGCCTCATCAGGCCAACATGTTTTTTCAGCGGAGAATACCATTGGTGAATTCATTTCTCTAAATCTCCTAACAATTTCTTTTGGGTCCCCATTAAAAATCACATCATATGAGTCAGTAAAAAGTATAATGTGATTACCTAAGTCAGGATAATCTTGTAATTCTTTTTTAAGTAAGTTAATTTTTTGTGAGCCACCCGGCTTTAGTAATACGCCATTCTTAGCCTCACCACCTGTCCATTCTTGACCTAAACCTAAAATCTTATAAGGTATATTATGGTAATGACATGATTCTCTAAACCTTTCTAACTCTTCGTTATTTTCTGTAGCAACAGTAATAACCATAAATCTATCAATACCATCACTATAATTGTTATCCCTAAAATACACAGACTATCTAATTAATTGTTTATATAATAGAAAGTAAATCATATGAAAAATAAATAAAGTCTACACCACCTATTCTTAGTTTAAACAAATAAGACCAAACGGTGTTTTTTGAAAAATGTCTATAGATATATCCTCTTTATTTACATCATTAACTTTATTTATTTCTAAAATAATATTAATCATTTGTTTTTGAGTTAGTTGTAACTCATCACTCTCCTTTGAATTTTCAATAATTTTATTATATACCTCATTAAAAAAATCGGTACCTGAGGCTTTCCCAATTAAATCATTTAATTCCTGAGGGTTTTCTTTAAAGAATGTTTTAAACTTTGAAAAATATATGTCGATATCAACGTTAGCCATTTTAAATGTTTTTTAATTTAAGGAAACCGAATCATTTTTGACTCATCTTTTAGTTTAGTATTATTCTTTTCTATAAAATTAAATAAAATTGTTAACTATTTCAATAGATTATTTAAAAACTTTGATGTTTTGTTTTTCAATCATTTCTTGTAACTCTTCCGGTATAACAATATTTGGGTTAGAACCCGATAATGTTATTACCGCTAAATTTTTCATCTTATAGTCATTACCAACTTTTTCCGCCATCTCCTTTGGTAGGGATTTTAAATCTTTATTATTCGGTAATGATAAGAACATAAGGTCCTTAAGATTAGAAATTTCTTTTGGTAACTCAGATAAAATTCCGTCAAGGTGTAATGCGTACATTTTATCAAATCTACCAATACTTGGTGGTATCTTTATAACTAAATTAGTGTCCGCTTTGTCACCATATCTATTTCCACTAGTTTTAATAAAGTCTAATCTACCTAAATTATTAGGTAGGTCATCGAAAAACTTATCAAAACCATATAAAGCAATAAATTTAGATGCCGCATCTCTAGGGTATTCAACTGAAATTTCTGTTCCATCCGCATTAGATAATCCCTTCATAAATTCAGGTTTAAAAAATTCTCTTAAACCTTCTTCTTCACCCAATAAAAACTCAACTAGATTAATTTGTCTATCACTAATATCCATAAATTGATTACTAGGAAAATGGAATTGGTATCTATGTTTTGGTAAACCAGAGACTTCACCAACTTCGGTATCAGTCTTATCAACTAAAACATATAATGGACCTTGTTTGATATACGTATTAAAATAAGATAATCCAGGTGAGGATGTACACCAACGAGTTTCCTTGTTTTGTCCACCATAAAAACATGCTGCTTCTTTACCTAAGTCACCTTGGTCCTCAATCATGTAGACATCATATTTACTACCGTTATACACTTTTTTAGCGCCTGGATGGACATCCATCTCTTTTCTCTCAGCTTTAGTTGTTGTAGCCTTTTCTAAGCTAAAATCTTTAACTGTATTAAATAATGTATCTATGGTTAAATTATTAATATCTCTTAATTCAGTATCTATTTTATTTTTAAATCTATCAAATTTTTGGAGGTCTTGAGTTGTTTTATATAAATCTTCAAAGAATAAATCAGATTTCTCTTTTAATTCTTTTTTAAATTGTGGTGTACCGTATTGAGCATCAACCTTAGGTTCAATCTGTAAAAATTGTTTAAGTACCCAATTCACATATTTACCTGCTTTTTTAATATTATCACCGTCTCTACGAGTTGTTGGGTCAGCTAATACAATTTTATTTAATTGCTTAATTGACATTTTGGCTGGTTTAACCTCCTCTCCCTTTTTCTTGGGTTGGGTATACGTCTTCTTCAGAATCTCATATCGACCCTGTTCTACTATCATTTTTTTGATTATGTGATTAAACTTCATATTACTATTCGTTTTCATATAAATATATCGGAAATTAAAAATATTCTATTTTTGTATATCGTTATATACTATAATAGTTATAAATTTAATGTTAGTTGGGTTTTATCCCCTAAATTTTCATCTTTTAAAGTCTTTTTCTCTAACTCGGTAAATCCAGGTATAACATAATTCATTATCAATAACTCGGTACCCTTGTTTTGTTTTTTACCTTTAGACGCTGAAGACGCTTTAGCAAAATCTTTAGCTACCCATACAAATTCATCTTTAGGAAACCAAGTCTCTAAAATTTCAAAATCATAGTAAGATAGCGAAAATTTCCCTTTAATATCTTTTAATGATTCAGCTAACCTTTCGTGGTCATCCCTATCAAAATCATGATTAGAGTAATAGTTCTCAGTTTTCCAATAAGGTGGGTCTAAATAGATGTATGTTTTTGGTGAATCATATTTTTTAATGACATCTTCAAAGTCCATATTCTCAACATGAGTAACCGATAAAAACTTTTTAACCCATTTCTCATTTTTAAGTTTATCTCTAAAAGTTAGAAACTTTGATTTGTATTTACCTTTTAAGTCAATGTAACTTGATGTTTCAGGTTTACTACCGCTAAAAACTTGTGTAAGAATATACGCATACTTCGCAGCAACTTTATAATTTGGTTTATTGTGAATAATAAATGTATCGTCAAATATTTCTTTCTGATATTCATTAAACAGTTCTTTATATTCTGGAGGGGTGGGAAACTCATCCCTTTGTTGACAAGGTATTGCCTCAACTTCTTTAAGTAACTCCTCAGGGTTTTGTATACAGAGAAATAAATTATGGTTAAGTGGGTTAAAGTCGTTATAAACAACTTTCTTAAGATTTGGATACAAATCCAAGTCCATATTATAAAAACACCAGAACATACCTCCAAACGTCTCGACATACACTTCCATATCCTTTGGGTAGTATTCAACTATCCATTTTCCAATTCTACTTTTACCTCCAATATATGATAACATAATTTTCTTTTTAACAAATATAGTAAAAAAAATAAGAAAGGCAAATATTAAACGTAAAAAAATCTCACCGAAGTGAGATTTTAAGTCTATTTTTTAAAGAACTTCACTAATTGTGACTCTAACTTTTCTAATCGTGATTTTAATTTGAGAACTCTAGTTTTAAATAAATTCCAATTTACAGTTGCGAACACACCAAAAGCAAAACCCGCATAAATTTTAAAACCAAATAACCATAATAATAAACCCGCAATTAATCCTACAATACCTTCAATACCGTTTAATAC